TTTGATTATAAAGTAGTTCATCCAACGTTGGGTTTCTACCTTCTTTTTCAAAGGCCGAACGTTTTGCAATATTTTCTAATGCAAAAATCATCCAATCATCATTGTTTTGATTATCTTTTCGTTCCAATGTGATGGGAAAATCCATGTTATATTATACCTATATTTATTAATAATGTCAAGGCCGTGTAGCAATTCTGACCTTTCGGCCCCCTATGTCTTTAGTGGCCGTCATTGCTGGAGCCGTTGCAGAAGGATTGTCAGCTATATGTTCTGTAATACGTTGCGGAGTAATGTCTTGATAAAAATTTTGTGTCTTTGGTGTTTCAGACATATAAAGATCACCTCCAGTTGTTAGAGGCGCCGAAGCATCGGCTTTTTTACGTAAAAATTTACGGCTCTCTTTAACCTTAACTGCCGATGCTCGAGATATATAGGGGTTATCTTCGAGCATTTGAACATTAGGATCAGGCATATCTGCCCCCTGTGTTTTTCCTATCTCGTGTAAATTTGTTGAAGCTAGAGGATAATTTGTCGATGGTTCGGTAGCTGCTGGATAAGCTTTTTTATACAAATAGCTCTCCACTTCTTCTGGGGTATAATTTACTTTGCCTACTCCTGCAGGAGCGGCAGTATTTTTTAACATATGCCCATGAACAATCTCTTTACCTACTTGCACTTTATAATGTTTTTGTATTAAAGCCGTCCTCTCGCCTCGAGTAAGTTTATTTAACTCCGATAATGGGGTTTTTAGTTTATTGCTTGCTTGAGTAGCTGTCTCCCAAATTTTCTTCGCTCTATCTATGGTTATCTTAGCACCAAATTCATACGCTTGTGGAGTATCGAATAACGCCTGTTTTAATAAAAATTGTTTTGCCTCAGCAAACTTTTCACTACGTATATCTTTAAATACCGGCATTCTTAATGATCCACTGGGCAATTGTTGTTGTGCAAATATACGCGCCACGGATCCAGTATATTTCTTTGGCTGTTTCCAGAGATCGGTTCTCATTGTATCAGAGAGCCCAGTTCCTACCTTACCTATAATTTTACCAGCCGGTTTAAATGAATATGTAAAGCCTCCTGCCGCTTTACCTTTATACTTACCCTCACCCGGAAATACTCCTCGGATGAATACATCATAGTCTTGTTGTAACTTTGACTTGAGCGGAATAGATTCATTCAGTTTATATACCACCACACCCTCGCCTGTCAGTGGATGCTTACCAGCTTTAATATCCTTCATAAGTTCAAATTTACTATCTTCGGTAGTATGAAGAGGGGGCATTTTTAGTTGGGGGACTGCAGCTGTGATTTGCTTTAATATTTGAAGTTTTTCTGCGTATGGCTTAGCAGACACATCACGTCCATTATATCGCAATACATTAAAAACCACATTATCAAGCGGAGCGTGTTGTTGAAGCTCTCGAGATCTCCACACATTAGATAAAAGACGAGCCGATGTATCCGTGGAGGGTAGGACATTACCACTAGAGCGATCACGGGCAAAGACTTCTCCAAGTACCACTGTGTGCCCTTTAAACGCCGTGGGGACAATCGTCCTATGAAGTCCAATCCGAAAAGTATGATCAATAAGTTTATTAATACCTTTGGCCGACGGTCTATAGGAATAAGTTTCAATGGGTTTATCTGGTACCAATCTAAAAACATTTAAAGCTCCATCTATTTTTGGCGACCACACTTCATTTGGTTTATTCGGATCAAGTGTGTCTGGCGATATGGATTTGTAATGCGGCTTCTCATTTGGAATCTCTGGTCGGGTAGTGCGTGTTGGAGTAACGTTGTGAAATAGCCACTGGTCTCCGCTGGTATTAATCATGGCATAACGTTCAGTATCTCCGTTAGATTTATAGACATTGAAAGTTATTTTTTGTGGCTCTGCTTTTGTAACCTCAATTTTATCCTGACTAAATAACTCTACATCTCCGGCTCCATACCCAGATTCAATTTTGCCAGACCATGTTGAGTATTCGGCTGTATGGGTAGGTTGTAATATTGCAAGAGTTTTATCGCCTGGGTTCGTAGGAAGATTTCGAGCCGCCCAGGAATAGGCTTTGCCCGTCTTTTCATCAACAATGCGAACATCATAATGGTGCCCAGCTCGTCTGGCCTTGTGCGACTGAATAGCGAGACGCATAGCCTGAGGCTCAGATATTCGAGGCAATTCTTTGCTGTGTCGTGAAGGTATTCCTGGAGCATACTCTGCTTTCTTTTTTAACTGTACCTCGTGAATAGGCGTATAATTGTGTTGTCCATCGGAACTCATTAGCTGTATTTTTTTTACTCTAAATGTAGGTATGCGGAATTTAGTTATTTCACCAGGTGCCCCGATACTAAGAGTTATGTGAGGCTTAAATTTATTCGAAGACGGTGTCGGTAAAAATCGATTTAATTTATTCAATATACGCTGTAATCCAGATGAATGCATTTCCGCATGGTAGACTCCTTGGACAGCATGTCTTGTTGCATTACTGTATCCAACATGTTTTACCGGCGCGGCGACCTCTTCAGATAATCTATTCAGCACAATTTTTACGGCGCCTATTTCTTTTTCAGACAAATCCCCTAAAAATTTTAATGTCATGTGCCTATTTTGAGGGGCTATGGTACCACGAAGTAACGAACGAATATGCGGTGGGACCTCGGCATTTATAAAATAACGTCCAGATATCTTAGTAATACCGGCTTGTTGCGGTTTTTGTACCGAAGGGTTCTTCGGCTTCATCAGTTTATTTCCCATAATCAGTGCGTCATCGAGAAGATACATACCGTCTGCCTTCTTCTCAAGAATTTTTTTTGCTTTTTTTGTTTTCGGCGATTGCTTCTCTTGCTCGTATGCGTTTAATAATTTGACACCCCAAACAACTGCATCGTCCGCAAACATCATTGCTGATTGAGGGATTTCAGGCATTGTTTATGCCCCCGCAATTTTTTGAAGTATTGCCTGTGCTTTTTTTGTTAGGACTGATCCTATTTTATCTACTGCTCCGCCGTATGGGCCTTCTTGTCTTGAAGCACCTACAGCACTAACTGCTTTAAATGAATGTGAGGGCTGCCGTTTCACATTATGCATGTTGACGGGGGCACCTATCATGTTAGAGCGCGGGATAAATAATGATTGTTTTTTCATAGCGTATTCCTCATTATATGATATAAAAATTAAGATTAAGAATCAATACCCTATATACCCCAAGAGCTAACTCCTGGAACTACATGTGCCTTATAATAGATCTCTTCTTCAGTAAGATTTGAAGAATTTGTATACCATGTTAAATGACGGGCGGCGTAGGGATGCCCCGTACGTATGGCTGGCTGTCCTGTTCTACCTATTGTTCCCGGTCTATATAAAGCAAATGTGGTATCTATGTCAGCGTCATAAAGAAGATTATCTATGGGATTTTGCCAAAAATGAGCTTCCCATTCCAATACACCTGGATGCAGTCCCACATCTTCCCCCGGTAGTACATGTTTATGTTTATAGTGATCTGGGATATCTTCGATATGTAATCCAAAACCAATTTTTACTTTTTGGGGGTACTTCATAAGCGAAGCATAAAAAAAATCCAAATAATCTTTAGGACATTCTTCCATCGGAACAACGTCGCAATCAGTGTATACAAACCATCCGTCTGGCATCAAACCACAATTCCATAGGGCATGGTGGGCATCTGTTTGTACATTGCCCAAGCGCTTAATAGGATACTTTAACGTTTCATAGTATTCCAACATTGGAGGATACGTAGAACCGGTATCGACAATAGTTATATTAGTCGTCTCCAATTCTTCCAGGCGTGTGACCAACTTTTTGAGATATGAATAGCGATCCTTGCTATTTATAAAAATAGGTGTATCTTTCATAGCCATATAACCCCGATCCCACAATCTAATCCACCCGGCTCCATAAACTCCGTATGCCTGTGCGTCTTAACAAGTTCATTATATACTTCCACCAGATTAACTCCCACAGATCTATGTTCTACACTATCCGCAATATCATGGAAAGCAACAAGACCACCAGACTTTACAAACGGACTAAATTTATTAAAGTCCTGCCAGACACCAACTGCACCATGGTCGCCGTCAATAAATAACATGTCCACCAATAACCCATTCAAAGTTTGTCTTGTTAATTCTACTGTACTGTCATCGTGCGTATTACCAATAACATGCCGAAAATCGCAGTATGATCTTAATACATCTGTTGGAATTCCATTTGCTGTAATAGGAACGTCTATGCCAATAACTACATCTGCCAAGTTTGCAAAACATACTGTGGAGCCTCCATAACACATACCGATCTCCATAATATTTTTTACATTCTCTTGTAGCAACAATTCCATAAATGGAAAAAATTCTACTTTCTTTTGCTGAATCTTGTGATCTAATCCTATCTTCCATATCTCTTCAAATGATTTCATAAATTATTATCTGCTTTCCATTTATCTATTATAGTTGTAAATGTTTGTTGTGTAAAGCCGTGGCCCGGGTAAGGTATTTTAATAATGGGTATATAACCCTGTCTGAAGATCATATGATAAAAATCCTGTTCGAAGAAGAATCGATGTGGGTATGGCTGTTCAAAGAAATCTACTGTTGCATTATCAACTATGTATCTAATTGCTTTTGCACGTGCAACATAGAATGTATAAACAACAGTGATGCGTAAAGTTGAGTATGGCAGAGTTAGGTATCGAGAACTAAAATCATCCTCATGCCCAATGTCCAACTTATCGTGGTGGATTGGCCAGCCCGTTAATGCATACAACCCCACAGCATCATTATCCAAGAACACTTGTTCTATTTCATGTCTATTACACATTAAGCCATCAGTTTGTGAATAGAATTGGGATGCCTGTAACTCATGTTCGGCATGACTGGCACCTTTAAAATGATTAAACCATATTAGATCGTGAACATTCCCACTCTCTTTATACAGTTTCAGAGCAGTCTGATAGGCACTTGCATCTGAATTCATAGTTATGGCTTTCGGGGTAATATCATAAAGTATATTTAAGTTGCTGGCTTTTAATATTTCAAGCCACTGCTCTAAAAAAGGACCGTCGTTGATGCCAATATATATCGTAGCATCTGGAAAATACTCTTCGTATGTTTTAAGAAAATATTTTCCTATGGTCAAAGAATGTTGGGACCCGGGCCATGCAGCCAACATTATTCCAGGATTAGGCATTATAAACTTTATTCTTTAGTAGTACATCATTTCCATAGTCTGCTACCAATTCGAAATTTGGAACTAAGGCGATAATATCTTTCTTCAAACCTTCACCATCATACCGTTGCCAATCAAAGGCTTCTGTATAGAACCACTTTGTTTTGGCTAAAATATTCTGTCCACCCTCAATAAGTAAATGTGTGGCACCTTCTATATCGACCCAAAGAAAATCTATGTGGTCTACACCATTCTCTTCCGCCCATGAATCCAGCGTACGGCATTGTACTTGAATTGGCTCTGAAGTCATCCACGGATAATAGTTTCCCGAATGATCTCGTTCGCGCGAGAATAGGTTAGAAGCTGATGTCCAGGGATGATACGGTTCCGCGGGATTCGGACCACCGCTAAGATAGAATGTTGTCATCTCGTTCTTATTTGCTATTGCTATGTTGAAAGTTTTTAGGTTGGGGAACTGATTCATTCTTGGTTCCAGAAGCGCATAAGTACGTGGATCGGCTTCGATTGAATAAACTTTCCCGTGCGGGGCAACTGTACAGAAGTCGGTCGTTTCCCCGTCTCCACGTTCAGCTCCTATGTTTACTAAGATTGGCGTTTCGATACCAATAATTGAATCTCTTATATATTCGTGTACTGTCATTGTAATCCTTCTATTATATTGTATTGTTTAAAGCGATTGTATAGTTGTTTAGCTATGGTATTTTCTTTAACCCAAGCAACCTGTTCATTTAATATTTGTTGATACTTTATTGGATCATTCCATATACTTTCCATCAACTCTGCAATTGTATTTAGATTATCATAGTCGTATATTGGGCATGGATACTTCTTTACAACATCAGGATAATTGTCATATATTAAGACGGTCCCACAGAGTGGTCCAAGCCAATCTCGAAAACCTTTTACTGATCTATTTATCCACCAACACGGAGAAGTTGTTCCAAGAACAAACCGTGATCCGCCAAAGGAACTAAATAGATGGTCGAGATCATAGTTACCAACATCAGCTCCAGTGCCCCACTGGCATCTATATCGTTGGTTCATAAAGTCCATCAACTGGTGACGATAAGGGCCTTTATGTCCTATGAGGCATACTGTGTCTTGAACTTTAGGAATTCTTTCTCGATTGATAAATTGTTCGATGAGGTAATGGCTCGTTGTCCACATCCAGTAATCAATAGTCAATCCAATTGCTCGATAATCTGTTACTATCTCATCATTGCCATCCAACCAGAGATCAATATCATGGCCATCATAGAACTCAAATTCCTTTGTGGGGTTGTTTGTGTAATGGCCGTAGCCATATTTGTAAGTAAGAGATTCCCCAGTAAGGGCAACAAGCTTACTATTGGGAAACCAGCCCCGCACATCTTTCGTAGTCTTGTTAGAAACCTTTAGATCAGCACCTTCAAATACAAATATAGTCCCGGGGGTAGAATCTGGTTCCACTTGTCCTGCGTCGAATTGTTCGTGCATATACCCTTTGTAGCCATATCCCAACATACCTGCTAAATATTCGAGATCACGGTGTACAGTTAGTTGTGACGGTTGGTAGGGATCTACTACAGAATAAATGTATTTCATACAATATTATATTTGGTTAATGCGTTAAATAATTGGATGGCAATAGTGTTTTCTTTTATCCACGACAATTGAGTTGCCAATACAGCATAATAGTGTTCTGGATTGTTTACCAACTCATTGATCCGATCTACTATAGTTTCAAATTTATCATAGTCATATATTGGACACGTTGGATATTTCTTTAAAACATCTGGGTAATTATCGTAAATAAGTACAGTACCGCAGATTGGGCCTATCCAATCACGAAAACCCTTCATACTTCTTTGAGACCACCAACAGGGAGAAGACGTTCCCAATACAATACGCGAACCAGAAAATTGCTCATACATGTGATCTAAGTTGAAATCCGCATGATCTGGATGTACGCCGAACTGACATTTATATCGCGCGGAGAGAAACTCTATAAGAGCGTTGCGATAAGGATTTCTATGTCCCATCAGGCTAATGATATCTTGTGTCTTTGGCAATCGTACACGATTTTCATAAAGATCGATTAAGAAATGAGATGTAGTCATTTCCCAAGTATCCACTTTCAAACCTTTTGCTCGATAGTCTTCTACTATCTCATCGTTGATATCGAGCCAAAGATCTACTTCATACCCATCGTAAATCTCAAACTCTTTCGTTAAATTTTCTGGATACCACCATTGGTATCCGTGCTTATATGTAAGCGCTTCTGACGAGAGAGCTACTATTTTACAGTTTGGAAACCACCGTCTTATATCTTTAGTTGTTTTGTGGGGGTGTTTTAATAGCGCCGGCTCAAACATAAAAATAGCATCGGGGGAAGAGTCGTGGTCGATCTCTTCCCTTATTTGCTGGTCAATTGTATAGAATTTATGTTCGTACCCAAGCCTCTTTGCCAACACTTTATAATCTTCGTGTACAGTGAGTTGTGAGTACGGATAAGGATCTATTAATGTGTATAATGTTTTCATTTCTTTCTTGCCATAAACCAAGTTGTAACTCCCCATTGGTCTAATTCGTCACGTACGTGGCTTCTGAATGGGTAGGGAAGAAATTCGAAGTATGGTGCTAAAATTTCATTGTGCCATACCGCGGGCTCTTCGACCGTTTCATGCATAAGAATATCATAATGTTTCGTATAAGGAGGTTGTCCATTATCCCAAAAATCTTGGCAGTGCGTTATACTGGCGGTAAAGATACCATCCGGTTTCAAGTGGTCGGCCACGTTCTGTAACATTTGTGGAAGATCTGGACGCTTAATATGCTCTAAAACTTCCCATGAAGAAATACAATCAAATAAGATTGGTTCTCCATCCCCTAATACTGTAAAAGGTTTCTTGATATCGCATGTGAAAAGATTCTTATTATGATACTCTGCCCAACACGCTCTACCATGTACTGCAGAATAGTCGCTACCTTCTATGCCTAAGGCATTATGCCCTCTTGTAGCAAAGTCTACTGCAAGCTGACCGCCTGCACAACCGAGGTCCATAAAATTAATTTTTCTATCGTTAAAATATTTTTCCACATCTTCTATATAAGCAAGCGAAGTGTGGTTATCATCCTTTGTTCCTTTAGGATGAAGATGGTCGTTTGAATCTATGGCTACTGGCCATTCTGTTTTAATGGTGAATATCATTGTTTTTTCCTTGATGCGAACCATGCTGAATAAGGCGGATTAACGTCCGCACGAACATGGCTGGTGAATGGATATGGTTCTATGAGTTCAATGTACGGTGCAAATATATTTTGTCTCCACCATTCAAATGGTTGTACTGTTTGGTGTAGGGGTTTGTCTAGCTCGGGAGTATATGGCGGTACCATCAAACCAAAAAAGTCAGGATAAGAAGTAACGGAAGCACAAAAAATTCCTTCTGGTTTTAAATGGTTTACGATATTCTGCATGAACTGCGGCAGATCTTCTTCTTTTATATGTTCCAATACTTCCCACGATGTAATACAGTCGAATAGTAACGGTTTATCATCTTTCGTAATTGTATAGGGTTTGGTTAGATCGCAAGTAAAAAGATATTTTTCATAGTACCGTGCCCAACCCTCTCTTTTGTTTATTGCAGAATAATCACTTCCTTCTAAGCCAAGAGCGGTATGCCCACGACCCATAAAGTCCAGTGCTAATTGGCCTCCTGCACAACCGAGATCGACGAAGTTAATTTTTTGATTGTTGAAATATTTTTCTACCTCTTCTATAAATATAGGGTCGGTATGATTATCATATCTTGTGCCTTTCGGCCATTTGTGGTCCGGCGAATCAATTGCTACCGGATGTTCTGTTTTTACTTGTAAGCTCATATTTTCCTTAGTATCTTTCTATAGCAATGTGCGTCGTCTTCTCCCCGCAACCATCCACACGGATGCCAATAACGGGGTGTAATGGGTACCAATCCATACGTAGCAAATTGATGTTCCCATTGATCGGAGGTGAGATGCATATGATGCCATTTGGGATCACCATAAGCCGGCCCCTCTTCGTTTGCTGGCATTGAACAAATAAAATAGCCCGCTGGTGCAAGATGGTTGACAATATTTCTACATACGCCATCAAGTCTTTCCTGATTGTTCATATGCTCCAACACATCCCAGGCAGTAATTACGTGAAACTTTAATGGTATACTATCCATTAGGATTTCAAATGGTCTGGATATATCGCACGTAAATAAATTATCTGGTATATACTTCCATTCAAAACGTTTATTTTTTTTACAATAATCGGAACCCTCTAATCCTACAGCGACCACAGAAGGACTGCCATCAGGCAGTTCAAAACTTATCCCATCTTCTACGAAATTTTTTATCATCGCACCACCGGCACATCCCAAATCTAAAACATTTAGTGGGCGTTCTGGAACCAGATTATATACATTGTCATTAAAACGCCAGTTAGCATTATTATCATGGGCAGTTCCGTGAGGATAAAGATGATCATTTGAATCAAGCGCGACTGGGTAGGTTGTTATGACTTTTATATTCATATTATTTTTTAAATTTATCACTATATGATGCTCTGGTGGACATCTCCAAACCATTTATATCATACCACTCAATGGTCTTCTTAAGCCCCTCGCGCAGTGAAATAAGCGGAGGATCAACTGTCCATCCGTATAGTTTTTTTGCCAAACTAACATCCAACACCTTGTGCTTTATCCCAACGAACTGGTTCAGATTATATACTATCTGTCCATCATATTCGGTTAATTCTGATATGAGTTCGGCTAACTCCCTAATAGTTATTTCTATACCAGTTCCGATGTTGATAATCGGGCCATTATAATCCGCTATCATAAGTAAGCCGCGGATCTGATCGTCTACATAAGTAAGTTCTCGTGTAGCTGTGCCATCTCCCCATACCTCAACGGTGGGCAGACTTTCTTTTTTTGCTTTAACGAATTTTGTAATCAAAGCAGTAGCAACATGCGCACGTTCTCCAACGGGGTCATGCGGCCCATAAAGCGTTGCGAATACACCGGTGGTTCCTCGCATAGTTGGATGCTGTGCTTTATATGCCTCAATACCTTGTTGCATAAGAGCCTTGGTTAGTCCGTAGAACTGAAGAGATTCGTGCATAGGTCCTGTAAGATAATCTTCTTCTCTGAGTCTGTGTAAATTGCCCGGATAACTACAAGAACTACCACAGCCCATCATAATCGCTTGAGGTTGATACCTGTACCATGCTTCTAATACATTTGAATGGATGGACGTGTTTACTCTAAATTGGTCAGCTTGGTGAAAAGCATTCCAGTCGCCAGCACCCTGCATAGATGCGCCATGAATGATGTAGTCCAAATCACCGTATTGGAGGAACATTTGAATGGTGTCTTTCCACTTCGTCAGATCAAACTCTTGACTTGAAGGGGTGATTATTTCTGCGCCTAAGTTTTGTAGATATGGAACAATGTTCTTTCCTAAGAAGCCGGTTCCTCCGGTCATTAAAACGCGCTTACCTTTATAGTTTTCTAAATTCATGGTTGTGGCCTATGTAATATAATGTTTGGAAATGGGGTAATAAATGTAACGTTGGCACCACGATTTCGTTCCAAGATCTCGTCCTTAAAGTTATACGCTAACATAAGATAGTAATCTGGGATATCTTCCATACGCTCTCTTACAATAGGTATGTGTGTTCCGGGAGTATATCTTCCAACTTTTAGACCATTCACTTCAACCATCTTTTCGATAAGGGTGTTATCTATGCCGAGATAGTTCAACAGTGTGGTTGATTTGGCTGGGGCACCATACCCATAAACTTTTAGTCCGCCTTTTTTTAGCTGTTCGAGTATGTTTCGTAGGTCATGTTTTTTATTTTCAACCTGTTGTGCAAAGGCTTTTATTTTTACTAAATCGCATTGATTTGATTCCGAGGGTATGTCCAGAAAGGATGTATGCATAGCCGACGAATCCTCATGGCTTACGCGAACCATCATCGAGCCAGCATGTATTGGAGAATGAAATGCATGAAAGATCCGAAGTCCGTAAGGTCTTAGCAAATTATCCAACGACTTCAATGTATAATAACACAGATGCTCGTGATAGATAGCATCGAATGCCATGTTCTCAATGATGTCTTTAAGGTACATAAATTGTATAACGAAAACACCATTATCGCTTAGAAGATTCTTTACTCCACGAAGTACAGAATGTAACTCCTCGAGGTGGAAGAATACCCCAGCAGCATTTATTAATTTGGCTGAACGGGGCGCAAAATTCGCGCTAACTAACTCTTCATTGAAAAATCCAACGACAGTATTTATCCCATGAAGGTTTGAAATAGCAGCAATGTTACCGGCTGACTCTACATTGACGAGGTTGCCCATACCAAGTTTCTGGTACTGTAACAATTGTGTACCATCGTTACCACCGATGTCTACAATAAGATCATGTGGCGATAAGGAAAACATATCTATGTTATCTTTCGCCAAATCAAAAAAGTGTTTCGCCAGTGTTTTCGTAGTACCAGATACATAGGTGTGATTAGAAAACATCACTTCCTTAGGCACCGTATAGTTCAATTGTGATAAGGTGCATTTTTCACAGTATACTAATTCAAGAGGATAGAAGGCTTCCTTTCCTATCTCTTCCTTTGTAATAAAATTATTACACCAGGGTGTTTGGCCCAGGTTGAGTACGGGGACAAGTTGGTCTGACCCGCAACTTCTACATTGCATTTTGACTTCTCCGTCTTAAATCCAAATCTATATCCACTTGATCGTGTGATACTTCTTTTGCTTTTCGTTCAGCTTCTCTGAACTTACGGAAAGCTTCTGAAGTGAGATATGGAACATGAGGTCGATTTCCTGAACTAACTGAATTGTCATCGAGCGCATATGCTGGGTTACCTACATATTCGTATGCGAACTCATGAAGTTCGAGAAGACGCTCTGTAGGAACAGCTGATAGGTTTGCACCTATTTCGTGGTAATATAAAAACTTACTAAAGTCCATATAATCATGTACTAATCCTCTGGCTTTTGCTACCGCCCATAGAGGAGAATCCGGGTATGGAACTAATATTGAGAAAGCATTCTCGTCAGCTTTTAGTTCCTTAGCAAACTCGATGGTCTCCATAATCTGTTCTTCGGTTTCGCCCGTCATCCCGAACACATAGGAACATCGTACACGCCAATCATATTGTTTTAGCAAATCCATTTTCTCTCGCATATGATGTTTATTTTCTTTTGGACCTTTTCCTATTGCCTTCATAATCTCTTCATTACCAGATTCGATTCCAGGACCTACATAACGAATACCGCTGGCATACATGATGTCGCACACCTCTTTGTCGAGTTGATCCAGACGTAATTGAACGGACATATGTAACTTTATACCCCTGTCAATAATACGTTGCGAGATTTCCATTATACGCTTCTTATTGTTTGTATAGGTATCATCCATAATGAAGACATTTTTTATTCCCATATCTTCAATCTGTTTTAATTCATCTACGATATTATCTGTATGTCTCCAACGAACTAATGTATCTGCGGCTCCACAGAATGCACAATTTCCATTCAAAATAACTTTATTGTTTCGTCGTATTAATATAACCCCTGTACTAACCTCGACACAATAGGCCATTCCATTATATGGCACTCGTTTTACATCAGCTCCGGTAATAAAAGTATTTGAATCATTAGTAGGAATAGTAATTTGATATAAGGGACGTGACTTTTTTACAATGTGGTCCTGTAACAATCGTTCAGTATCACGAATTTTTATAAACACATTGGCCGAGCGCCCCAATAAAAATGTAATGTATTGTATATCATCTGCCATTTTTTTAGAGGTTGTATATATGGTTGTTTGTGGTTTAGCATGACTTTTATTTTTAAATATATTTATAGAGCCATCTCCTTCCACATAAGCATCTAAGAAAATCTTTAAATATTTTTTATCATACGATAATAATTCCTTGTACAAACCTTTTTCCCAGCTTCGTCCAAGAGGCCTTAAATAATCCGCCAAATCTTTACATTTAAAAATAATGGCCCTTGCTTGCGCATTAAGTTTTTTCGGCCGTTTAACTATAAAAGATCTCATTCCCATGTCTTTCGTACATTGCAACATAGATTGAAATGCGGGACTATCTTCATTTTGATATAACCAAATTGCCCCTTCTTTCTTTACTGTATAACCCTCGGACAAATAATAGCCCATAAATTTAAAGAAGGTTGTTGGTTCGAAGGTATGCTTCCCTATTACTATGGGTTCATTTTTCCCTTGATGCCCATTACATCCTTTTAAAAAAGCTCTTTGTTGATTTTCCCCAAGTTCCAGAAACTTTATAGCATCTTCAAATCTGTAAGGTTTTTTACTATAAACTCCATCATTTGTATTACAATAATTAACATGATTTGAAGTAACCATTATATCAACTTGTTTATTATGTATATGAATCATATCATCTTTATAAGGATATGTTAAACGTCCTCGAGGAATTTCAAATATAAGACTATCTGTTTCTGGATGATAGGCAGCAACTTTTTCTTCATCTTTTAAATCTTTAAAAAGTTTCCAGCCATTTTCAGAATAAATTTCTGTTTTATCATCATATGATTTTCCAGGACATCCGCGTGAGAACATGGTACCCGTTTGTGGAGTATAAATATCGCGAGCATAATCAACATACTTAGTCCATTCGAATAGATGCCGAGCTGCCATGGGACATTTATTCAAATCAATGGCCTTCACCGTAGTGACCTTTGATTGGTGTAGACGCAATCTATATTCCACATTATGTTCAATCGCGCCGGTATCGGTTCTATATGCGATACCGGGGATACTCTTAAAATCGTTCTTTCCAGAAAGTATATTGTCAATGATAGCGACAACAGACTCTTCACCTTCTCCTATACAAACGAAATCAGCCCTGCTGGAATTAAGCGTTGGATCAGGAAGAGCACTGACGTGGGGGCCTCCAAACAACACGATTGTGTTGGGAGAGAGTTTCTTTATTAGATCTATAATAGCCACAGCTTGATGATACAGCGGAGTTGTACATCCGATACCAACAAATTGTGGGTCTGTCTTCATCGCACGTTCCACCGTATCTTCTACAGATAGATCGTGTAATGCCCCATCAGTTACGCTTACATCATGCTGTGCTTTTTCTAAGGCCGCCGCGATATATGCTAAACCTAAAGGCATACGTCGTGTTCTGTTACGTGCGAATTTATAACATAACCCATCGCTTGGATATATCAAACTAATTCTTGCCATAATGTGGAAAACCCTCCTGTCTTCTTCTTGTTATTACCTCTTGTCCTACTGTCCATCCAATACCACTGTTTTCTCGCGCATATGTTTCATCGAACTGGTGTATAGCTCCGAACTTCTCAACAACTTCTGGAGGCATTTGTAGTGAGTATTGCATGTGTGCAAAGAACAGATGCCGTGCTTCGACATATCTGTTATTTTGTTTTGCCCATATCGTTAAATCATCGTCAGCAAACATGTTAATATATTCTGGCCAATAGAATATTCCATAATCTAACCAGAACTGCGTACCGGCTGCTTGTAGATTTATTAGATCCAAATTACCTTGGAACTGGTTTGTAGTCTTTACAATCTTATCATATCCATACTGATCGAATACGGCAACTAAATCCTTGTCCCAATTTTCTGGAAAATAGATATCGTCCGCGGCGATAATACATATATCATGTTGTTCTAGAAGTGTACGATCATAGGCACGATTAGTAGCCTGAACCGCACCATTGTTTTCATGTACCAATGTTAAAGGGAATAAATCATTATATTCTGGCATTGTTGGATCGTCAAGATCCACAGATACTACATAACTTTTCAGCATATTCTCTCCGGACAAAGTCTTTAGAATATGGTCATAGATCTTCTTTGCTTGTTGCGGTCTGCCGCGACTTGGATGTACTATGAGTATGTTCTTCATTATAGGTTTGTAAATTTGGAATTGCTGTTATTCAATATAATACTGTATGCTTTAATAAGTTCTTCAATGCCGGGCTCTAATGGAAATTCAGAAGTCCATCCGAGCTTCTCAATACGCTCGTTGGAAATGATGTAATTTCGTTTATCTGGATCTTGTCCAATTGCATCGCTCTGTATTGAAAGTTTTGGCACATATTTTTTTATCGTTTCGGCTAATTCTCTTTTACTCATATTTGCATCTGCTAATCCAACATTAAAAGGCTTGCCCACCATTTTATCATAGTTATCAATAGCAAATAAAAAGGTGCGTGCTACGTCACGAATATGAATAAAGTTACGTTTAAAATGCTCTTCAAATAATACGAGATAACCATCTGCCACCGCCTTATATGTAAAATCATTGACTAAAAGATCGAGCCGCATTCTTGGACTAATTCCAAATACTGTTGCTAATCGTAGAGTAACTGCACGACCAGTATCTAGCAGCGCCTTTTCTGCGTCAACTTTGGTTTTACCGTACAGTGAGATGGGATTTAGTGGTGTCTCCTCATCACAAAAAATACCCTCTTGCCCAATACCATAACCACTGTTGGTACACGGGAAAATTATTTTCTGACTTCCAACGGTACAATCTTTTAATGCTACTATATGCATAAAATTGACGTCGAAGGTCATTTTGCGATCTTTCTCGCATGCTGGTGCCCCAACTATAGCCGCAAGCGGAATAATTATTTCTGCATCTTCAGTAACTTTAGCCAGAGTTTTAAAATCCCGTACATCTCCGAATACAAATTCAAAGTCCTTGTTAAAACAATATTCTAACAAAGACAGTTGTTTATACATAAGGTTATCGAATACTCTAACCCTATAACCACGTTCTAACAGATATTGGGTTAGTACAGATCCGAGATAACCGGCGCCCCCGGTAATGACCGCGAGCTGTTTATTTGACTCCAATGTGTATCTCCTTGTTTTATATGTTTATAATAATAAATTTCTTCTTCAGGCAGATTTTTCAAATCTAAGTACCACGAAGAATGTCGTGCTACATATGGGGAACCGCTTCGTGCTGCCCATGCCCATATAGGGGAAGTACCTGGACGACATAAGGCAAATGTTGTATCTATCGGAGCCAAGTAGGCATTAAGACTAGGAAGTTTATTGACCCAATACTGCTTTTCCCATCCTACTAGCTCTTGCTTTGGTTCATAGTGTTCTGGTATATCATCGATTTTCAATGAGAACCCAGCTTTTAATAAATCTGGGCTGTATTGAAGAAGGTTCCAAAAAAATTCCATAAAATCATCTGGGCAATCTTCGCAAGGAATGATGTCCGGATCGGTATATGCATACCAATCGTGGCTGAACTGTTGTACTATTCCCGCGTTTACAAAGGTTGTATGTCCGTGCTCATTGGTTGGGTAGTAGATTATTTCATGCGGCAATGTTTTGTAATATTCCAATAGAGGGATATAAGTAGAAGCTACATCTACTATATGAATATTTTTATAACCTCGTTTTTCAAAGGCTTCGATCTGCTCTTTCAAACAAGAAACACGATCTCGATTCTGTATAATTATGGGGATATTTTTAAAGTCCATATTTTATACGCCCCAAATATCGTTTAACTTTCTAAGCTCAGGATCAAATATCCATTCTTTAGGATGTATCTTTGGATTGTTAAATGGTGTGCTAAAAATCTCGCGGTCATTTTGTCCGCCCCATTTTCTCTCATAGTAATTCCAACCATTTTGATGAGTAATACTATTTAGAAACTTTAATCTCTTATCCGAGTATATAGTATGTGAGCCCCACGTAGGCGCTTCGCCGTGTATAATATTAGTACCACCAATTACAAGAGTACCTATTTTTAATACCTTCATTCTCCACTTCATGTCACAATCTTCGAGATAGGCTGGATAAAAATTCTCATCAAAATAGCCTACCACTTCTAAATTTAACTTCGTTGTTACAAAAGCATTCATCTCCAAATTGCCGTATATGTGGCCATAATTCAAATGCTCATCCCATGCTGCTGCCGCCATCTTTTCTAGATCCCCTGGGGTGAACTGTACATCACTTCCCGCAATGAGATACCATGGCTTATCAAATGATTTATATATCCAATTCCATCCTGGTCCGACGCCCATGTTGTGTCCTGGGGTATAGACGGTGGTTTGGGGGAAGTTTATTTTTATTTTTTCTATAGCCTCTGCTACGTCTGGCTTAGTGCTGTTATTAACAATAACAATCTCATCGATTGAATAATCGATACTTTCAAATAAACGTAATAGTAAATCTGCACGATTTAAAACTAAAACTCCAAATAACGGGATACTATTCATTTCGTATTATAATGGGCTAAAATTTTTTTACATTTAGAAATAAACTCATTGGCTGTTCTGTTACGTTTCATAGAATTACAATCAAAACAACAGGACACTACATTATTTTATTAATTCTACCCTATGACTAGTATAATATTTCCTACGAGTCAGTTGTTTTATAGTGGGCACTTTTTATGAGGCTTGGTTAATAAGTTATAGGAAATGTGTATACGATATCTTCTTTTTCGATCTGTCGAAGCTGAACAATTTGCCCTATTGAATGGGTTCCTTTTGAATATGAGCCCGTATTTAAAACTATCCACCTACGTGACAATCGGTCTACAAGAATATCTTTTGGGTTAATTGCAGGGAGTGCTTCACAATACAATGCCGAATCTTGATCTTGCCAAGCTCCAAACATTTGATGTATTTCTCTAACAGGACGTTCCATCAGCTGACCAACCACGTCAATTGGGCCAAAGAAACCACCTACAAATCCCGTATCGTAGCAAACGGGACATTTTGACAGCGTAGTTCTCTGCAAAGTTTCGTCATAGCAATTAGTACAAAACGTTCCATAAATTCTTCTCTTCAATAGAAAAAATGGTTGCCCACTATGCTTGGTAAATACAAGGTGCCGACGACGTTCAATTTCTCGTGCATATTTATCTTCTCTTACATCGATATGATAAGCCCCTGTAAAACTTGAAGCAAAAGGAGCAGTAATACCAGATATTTGTATTTTATAAAAATAGTCTACTGTTTTACTCGATACACCATAAACAGTAGCATCGTTATACGAATTTGTAGTTTGAGGATTAATACCAGAAATTAATAATGTGTAATCTGTAAGATTCGGAGAATCCGCATTACTTTTCCAAATTAATAAACGATAATTCGAAAGCGCTTCTTGAGTAGATTGGATAACCCACTCTAGAGAAATATAGTTTGGGGTTAGTTGTTTCGTATCTATGTTTGTTATAACAAGCATACTTATCCGTAGTATGAATCAAATCCAAAGGGTGAATTTACTCCACCATAAGCATTATCAATATTTAAACGTATCTTAGTTTGTTGCACTTGTTTTTCATAGCGCGCAGCTAGCTGGTTAAAGAAAGATAGATAGCGTCCGTACTTATCCATTTCAGCAACGGTTACACCACCGGCGTCACTATAGGTTATAGCATTTCTAGCTGATATTATTCCTTTGATTTGTAATAGCTGTAAGGTAGCGCCGAGTTTTATTGTAGTCCATGAAATGGTTCCATTGTCAACTCCCGGTTCAACAACGATATTGACTAAAGAGTAATTTGATGGAGGAGAATAATTAAAATTAATATCGTTCAAAGCATCTTTAATGAATTCTTCAAGCTCATCATCAGTACTTTCCATTTCATTATCTAGGGTGTTGAGTTGAGGAATATCATTGAGATATCTTCTAAAAGCAACTACCGCGTCTCTATATGATGCAAATGCCATAATTAATCCTTATGCTAATACTTGTCTTACATAGCGAGTGGTAAAAAGTTTTCCTTCTTCCACGGTGTAACGTTCATCTGTAGCTGATGCGATGCATATATCATAATAATATGTTTGGGACGGCTGTAATTTTTCCGATAACGGTGGTTGAATATAAAATGTTAATAGTGCAGTGCCGTCTGGATAATTATTTACAAATCCTGGAGTTGTTGTTATTGTTGTTATAACTACGTTTATTAACGCCATTGAATCATTGTCAGTAGTCGACGATTTGACGGTGAACCATGCGCTAGTTATGGGCTGATTACTATTAAGTGGGTCCATAGACCGTATCACTGTATAGCTATCAGCCGCTGTAAAATCATCTATATAACGGTATACTGGCATAATTTTTCTTCTCCTATTATACTAAATTTTTTGATCAAAATCAACTTTTTTCTCCTGCTGGGTAAACTTTTTTACCGTTAGCCGAACCTCCGACAGAGCCCTTCGGCAAATCAGCTATATTTATATTCCCTTGATATACTTTTCCAGTATTTGCCCCCGGAGCTGGTAAGATTATATACTTTGGTTTACTCTTTATTCTTGCTATACCCGTAAGTACTCGTTTAGTGGTTCCAGATATACGCGCCTTTCCAAATATGACCGTAGATCCTGGAGAAACAATGAACGCTTTTCCTACTATTGTAACAGTACTTCTACGTCTGATACGTGCGATACCAGCAATAGTTTGAATGCTAACTTTTTTAATACTAGCTACGCCAGTCTGTAACTTTGTTCGTCTTACACGTATTCTTGCTACACCAGTAATCGTTTGAAGTGGGGCCGTCTTACGAATGTCGGCTTTACCAGTAATGGGGGTAGTTACCCTTGCAGTTATTCTAGCTTTGCCAGTAAGAATCTTTTGTGTAGATGCCGTGATTCGTGCCTTACCAGTAAGGGTTTTAGGCGCACTAAGTGAAATTCTACCCTTACCAGTAATCGTCTGCTGATTACCGTTCTTGCGTATAGCCGCCTTACCAGTTAGTGTACGAGACGTAGTAACACGGATACGAGCAACGCCAGATCTTGTTTGTTGTACTGTTTTTCGTATCCGGGCCGTACCTGTGATAGTTTGAGTAACAGTCTTTCTTATACGTGCTATACCAGTAATCGTCTGCTGATTACCGTTCTTGCGTATAGCCGCCTTACCAGTTAGTGTACGAGACGTAGTAACACGGATACGAGCAACGCCAGATCTTGTTTGTTGTACTGTTTTTCGTATCCGGGCCGTACCTGTGATAGTTTGAGTAACAGTCTTTCTTATACGTGCTATACCAGTAATCGTCTGCTGATTACCGTTCTTGCGTATAGCCGCCTTACCAGTTAGTGTACGTGTAGCACCGGCAATAATCTTAGCTACACCAGTGAGTGTTCTCTGATTGGCATTTTTACGTATATCGGCTTTGCCCGTAATCGTCTGCGGAGTATGTACTGTAATGCGCGCCTTACCGGTAATGGTTTGCGAGGCTGTTTTCTGTATACGAGTTTTACCAATGATCGTTTGGGTTGCAGTCTTACGTATTCTTGCTACGCCTGTGATCGTTTGGGTAACAGTCTTACGTATTCTCGCAACACCGGTAATCGTTTGGGTAACAGTCTTACGTATTCTCGCAACACCGGTAATCGTTTTAGTAACGGTCTTACGTATTCTTGCTACGCCTGTGATCGTCTGCTGGTTAGCATTTTTCCTGATGTCGGCTTTACCAGTAAGAGTTTTTTGTACTGATGAGCCAATTTTTGCGACACCGGTAATCGTCTGCTGATTAGCATTTTTCCTGATGTCGGCTTTACCAGTGATCGTTTGGGTAACAGTCTTACGTATTCTCGCTACGCCTGTGATCGTTTGGGTTGCAGTCTTACGTATTCTTGCTACGCCTGTGATCGTCTGCTGGTTAGCATTTTTCCTGATGTCGGCTTTACCAGTGATCGTTTGGGTAACAGTCTTACGTATTCTTGCTACGCCTGTGATCGTTTGGGTAACAGTCTTACGTATTCTCGCTACGCCTGTGATCGTTTGGGTTGCAGTCTTACGTATTCTTGCTACGCCTGTGATCGTTTGGGTAACAGTCTTACGTATTCTCGCAACACCGGTAATCGTTTGGGTAACAGTCTTACGTATTCTCGCAACACCGGTAATCGTTTTAGTAACGGTCTTACGTATTCTTGCTACGCCTGTGATCGTCTGCTGGTTAGCATTTTTCCTGATGTCGGCTTTACCAGTAAGAGTTTTTTGTACTGATGAGCCAATTTTTGCGACACCGGTAATCGTCTGCTGATTAGCATTTTTCCTGATGTCGGCTTTACCAGTGATCGTTTGGGTAACAGTCTTACGTATTCTTGCTACGCCTGTGATCGTTTGGGTAACAGTCTTACGTATTCTTGCTACGCCTGTGATCGTTTGGGCAACAGTCTTACGTATTCTCGCTACGCCTGTGATCGTTTGGGTAACAGTCTTACGTATTCTTGCTACGCCTACGATCGTTTTAGTAACGGTCTTACGTATTCTTGCTACGCCTGTGATCGTCTGCTGGTTAGCATTTTTCCTGATGTCGGCTTTACCAGTGATCGTTTGGGCAACAGTCTTACGTATTCTCGCTACGCCTGTGATCGTCTGCTGGTTAGCATTTTTCCTGATGTCGGCTTTACCAGTGATCGTTTGGGTAACAGTCTTACGTATTCTTGCTACGCCTGTGATCGTTTGGGTAACAGTCTTACGTATTCTCGCTACGCCTGTGATCGTTTGGGTAACAGTCTTACGTATTCTTGCTACGCCTACGATCGTTTTAGTAACGGTCTTACGTATTCTTGCTACGCCTGTGATCGTTTGGGTAACAGTCTTACGTATTCTCGCAACACCGGTAATCGTTTGGGTAACAGTCTTACGTATTCTTGCTACGCCTGTGATCGTCTGCTGGTTAGCATTTTTCCTGATGTCGGCTTTACCAGTGATCGTTTGAGTAGTATGTCCAGATGGTGGTGTAGTACCTGCTGTAGGAACTTCGAGTTGTGCCCAAGAAACTTCAACGCGTGGGCGGCGAATCGAAGCTTTACCGGAGAGCGTTTGGGTAACGGTCTTACGTATTCTTGCTACGCCTGTGATCGTCTGCTGGTTAGCATTTTTCCTGATGTCGGCTTTACCAGTGATCGTTTGGGTAACAGTCTTACGTATTCTTGCTACGCCTGTGATCGTTTGGGTAACAGTCTTACGTATTCTTGCTACGCCTGTGATCGTTTGGGTAACAGTCTTACGTATTCTCGCTACGCCTGTGATCGTTTGGGTACGTGTAACATTGCCACCAGCATCGATGAGGGGAATGTTGTACTTTTGTCCGGGAGATCGAAGCGATATGTTATAATTAGCCATTGTATTGACTTAGTTAGGAACCATATGCAGTGCCTATGTCAGATCTACCAAGATGGGTGCCATCTTGATATGCTTGTGCAAAATAATTTATTGTGTTATCTGGAACAACTAATGAAAATAATCCACTAACAGAAGTTCCAATATTTACTATTTGTCCATCACTATCTTGATGTACACCTACATTAATGCCCGTACCATTTCCCGTATATCCCGTTAGTATTCCGGATACAATAAATGGAGTAGTATAATACGTAACCCATAAATTACACGAAAAAAATCCAGCCGTGGCCGTTTCAAGCCGATATTTTCGTGCTGTTTCAATATTTAGTTCATTTTGATTAAGCCATCCATAACGATTAAAAGATTCAAAAGCGGCGAATGTAAATCGTGTAGAAGAAAGTTCCCCATCATTTTGGTAGAAATGAGTATCCGTCAATTGCCAACCTTCTCCTTGAAACTCTCCTGTTAGTCGCTGTGCTTTCCAAATAATCCCATTTGTTGCAGCTCCAAATCTAAACCACATATCATAAAAAGTACCATTCAATACATAATTAGTTTCCGGAATATTCGGAGTTCGTTGATTGGTAGTCGCTATCTCTGTCATAGATGTTCCAGCACCCCCGGTAATCTGGTTCGTAATAAACCACGACGTGGTATGGTTGTGTGCTCCCTCACCAGCTGTCATCTTATCGCTTGTATAATTAATAATGACATAACTTCCAGACATATCCGATATTGTTGAGGCGGCGCTCGTATAGATTTTGACATGTACATAATTTGTTCCGCGATTCCATGCCATACCATTACTATGATCTATTCTATGTACAACAGCATGTCCTCCTGAATTCACAAGTGCCGTAAGAGTGTATGCACGAGTAGATTGTTCGGCAGTATTGTGGCCGGATGCCAGTACATTAAAAGTAGCTCCATTCGATGATTGAGGGAACATAACAATTGCTGAGTTTAATCCAGAAATAATTCCTGGCTCCTCAATTAAAAATGTTTTCATCAAATGATTTCGATCTGCCGCTGTTGTGCTTCCTACCCACCCAGGATTTGCGTCGATACCGAGAAGCATAGAATTTATTATGCGCGCACTCGAAGCATCATAAGTGTATGTAACATAGATCACTCCCCCGTAGGTATCGAATCTGTTAGTAAGCGTACTACGAAATTTAAATGCGTGTGCAGCATTAGTTGCGGGAAATGTACCATCATCTACAGTACCAGATAAAGCAGTGATATATCTGGTAACCCACGTATCCCAATACATGGTTCCAGTGTTCAATGACTGTACAATTTGTCCTCTTGGAATTTCTGTGGCAGAATCAATTTGTATAACACCGCTGAAATGTGTTGCGGCTGCGCCTGCATCATTTCCAAAGGTCTCTACCCATAAATTTTTTATCACCTTATTATTTTCTGGAAGAAATGTATCGAGCAGAGGCCATTGGTTGGCAGGTGCGTTATTAACTCCCGCAGTAGTACCTATTTCAACCTGTGCCGTGGTAAGGAGGGCATGATGGCTTTGCATAGGGATGCGAACGGTCTTAACTAAAGTAGAAGCTGCATCATCATATTCATAGGTTATAATCAGTTTTATACAAATCGATGTTGCAGCAGAAATGGATGCCGTGGATAAAGCAAATGATGCAACGCAACTTTGTGTGGTTTCCGTACCAAAATTGGATACAAAGTATGCGGTTACATCATGCAGTAATTTTGAACACTCATGATCGCTGGTATTAGTTAACGCAGTAGGAGTATAATCTGTATCAGTTGGAGCCAAATTATTCAGCTTGATCCCAATTCTCCAACCACTAACATTCACTGCTGCACTAAAAGCATCCCTCCAACTTATTTCTAAATGAACAGAACGAAAAGTTCGGCTCGCAGTTTCTGGAATTGTTAGTTGGATATTTGCGGTATCAAATCTTCCTGAAGTAGCTAAAGTAGTATTCGTTGGAAGAAATGGAGTGAACCTTTGTGGAAACGCGTACTCAACTGTTTTTACTCTTAATGCCATAATTTTATCCTTAGTTTGCTGTAAATCGTAATCGTAAATTTGTATAATCTGTTATGGAATCTGCTTCTGCATTAGATAATGCAAAGCCTCCATATTGAAATCCTGAAGCTACACTTGCATGCGTATAGGAAGATATTAAACTTCCACCTTGATATAATCCAACAGTTACACTGGACTGTCCAGAAACTGGGTAATCACGAAATCTATATGAAACTATATGTCCGCTCGGAGTAATTGGATCCACGAGCCCGCTTAGTAATACCTCACAATAGGTATTGTTTGGAGAATATGGACTATAGATATAGTCTGAATCGTCATATATTATTTCATCGATCATCGGATACAGCAATCCTGAAACACTTGGATTCCATAATCCCGAAGCAACATCTGCAACAGCATATGAGAATTGCCCATCATGCGGAAACGTTACAACAAACCACCCAACATTGGCAATACCCGATGCTACCGCTCTTGTTAACGTAAGTTGAGATGTTTTCAAATCCATGTCTACCCATCCACCATATCCAGGATTATCGTCTCCTGCTGCTGAGACTTCTCCCCCCTGCGAATAAATACCGCCTCCTAATGCCAATGAAGCGTTCAGTGGAACCGGTCTTTGTAAAGTTACTGTGTTTACGGTATCAGCCAAATCAAAAAAGGCGTTGTTATGTTGCACATAAGTGGCATCACTATGAGTTATCAAGAAAAATTTAATAATAACAGATGTTGGTGTTCCTCCAACATGATGTCGTGAGAAGGTGAGGGTGGTAGAATTCGTTATCATTCCACGAATCATCTTCTGTCCTATATCTGTAGCGCCACCAACATTCCCATCATGTGAAAAAATTAACCATGATTTAGAAGTATCCACAGAATTAACTGTTGCCGTAGTACTAAGTTGTGCGGTACTTAGAATTACCTGCCCTGTTTGAACGGTGAAGGTAGGACCTATAGTAGATTCTACAACTTGCCATTCTACAACCGAGGTATTGGCCGGACTATTTCGTGACTGGAACAGAAGCCCACTGGTTGAGATGATTTCAACAGTATACAGATCATCGTCGTTATAAGATGTTCCAGCATCTCGAGAAGTAAAATAACAATATGCATTAGCAACGGTAATTCCGGATGGAAGGTATACATTCATTCCAGATGCAACTCCATCCCAAGTAGTGGAGCCGCGCTGTACTCTCACACCTTCTAAATATTCTATCACCGCCCACCGTACCGTGGTGGCAGGAGAAGCGGCGGCAGTAATGCGTGCAAAAGTTAATAAGCCACTATTTGTAATTTGTCCAGAAACCATTCCAAATCCTGGGGACGCGTCACCCAAACTTTTTGAAATGAATAGCACCGATTTTGAAGTATTCACTGGAACAATAGCCTGTGTTTGCGATGCACTTCCAGCACCGATTGTAGTTGTTCCTCTTAATACATTTTTGGCAAGTGCTGGAGGAATAACATCAAGAGTAACATCATCAAAACGTGCATTTGTTGTGGTATCACTTTCAGTACGAATCCATAGTGAACCAGAAGGATTATGAAAAGCCGTGTCTGTTCCAGATGCTACGGGTGCGTTATTTTTAAGAAATACTAATGTTCCATTAGTATAGGAATGACAACGTACCTTATCTCCTACAGCCATAGAAACACTGGACACATCCGCAATATTGGTGAAAACCGGTGTTGACCATCCACCCGAAACAAGTTTATCTATGCGCCACCGGGTTAATCCACTTGTACCATTACGATCAATCCTAAATCTATACCCACTACCAGTAAATGCTGCACTGTTGGTAGCTCCATCGGGATTCATCTTCAACCATATCTCAAGTAACATCTGATCGCCTGAAAAAGCAGATTGGAACTGTGTTACTGTTATTCCGACCTGAAGATTGCCACCCCATATATTGGCATTCCAAACTGTTCCGGTACTTGATCCTTGTGTGGCAGTATAATTCTCTTCAATACCGCTCCCAACGATCCTAAAGTCATTATTATCTTGTTGTAATTTTGACCAATTACCACGCATCGGATCTACAGACGCACGATTAAAATCATCGAGAATAGTTCCATTAGCTATAGCTGGAGCATTGACAAATACCTGTGTTTTGAAATTGTCCCATTTTCTTGCAGTTCCTGCTTGCGATGAACTAAATGCTACATAGCCATTTCTATCTTTATAAGTGGTGTCCGTGGTTTGTATTATCTGTCGCCCATTGACATATGCCGTCAATGTTCCCGCAGCGTCATTATCGAATATACCCCATAGCTCATCCCCTTTTTTAAAATTAACATCATTGTCTGGACTGCCTAAGGCTGTAGAGGTTCCTCCACCCTCTCTAAAAAATTGTAATGCCCATCCAGGAGTCCACCATTTATGTTCAAGAAAATAACCAATTGCATTTGGATTGACGTCATCATATTTAGTCTTTAATCTCATCTGCCAATTATTATTATCTGAGTCGAGAGTATAATTTCTTATCGCTACTTGTACCTGCCCACTATATGTTACATTAGTATAGGTGCTTCCCCCAGTATCAGCGGCTTGTGCTTGGATGGATTGGTCTACGATCCTCATTCCCTTACTACCAGCTTGAGAATTTATCCACCCACTTGCTAATGGAGATTCATCGGGGCGATCAAACCTATTATTTGGGATCATGGTAAGATCAAGATCGGGATTAATGTACTCAGTGAGTAGCCCAATAAAATCACAGCATAAATTTCCAGCGCTTGCTGAGGTATATGCCGCCCGTGCCCTAACAATTGGAGAATATTGTGTGCCGCTAATAGAAGGTGAATATATTGGATCACCAAATACCGTATGCCAATTATTTATTTCTCCACTATGAGTAACCCCAGGAAGGGCATATAAAGTAGACATTGAACCGACAGGGTTATTTAAAATCTGTACCCCACCAGAAATAGTTACGTCAGATCCATGATTACCAAAACGAGCCATCGGTTGTACTAATAAAATCGTATCAGTAGAATATATCGGGGCCGTTGTATACGCTGCTATATTTGTATCATAATCTTGTACGATACCGCTGTAAGTGGATTTAATATTCGATGTGGCTGTTTCGGAAGCCGCTAATGCACCTAAAGGCGGTGTCTTATTTACAGCGTCCCACAAGTTCGTAGTGCCCCCCGCACCTGTCGTCCAATTCATTCGCTTACTATCACTTATAGGAAGAAGTAATGCTATTCTTCCACGCGGATTAGGATAAGAGTTTTCACTTCCTCCCGTATCATCATTAACAGCCCAGCTATCCCATCGTAAAGAAGGATTGCTTCCAGTATTCCACCAACCTCCGAAAAGATATGCATACTGTAATGTTGAAGTTGTAAGATTTGTAGTATCAGTACCTGTTTCCAGAAGAATGGTTCCAGATATATCGTAGAGTTTATACTCTACAATTGAAGAAGCTCCAGCATGATACGATTGTAGCTCAAGAACATACCAAGTATTTTTAGCACACTTATATGTTCCTGTCATTCTAAATGTTTGCGCCGGACCGGTATCAAGATTTAAAAATCCATTAGAATCCCAGTACACAACATCGGCCCCACCATTAGAAGGAGCGAATCCCATCCCCTGTACCTTCGCATCACTAAATCCATATATATATACCGCAGCTCGTTGATAGCCTCGATTCCACGTCGATATTACTGGAAGTTGTACTGCTGGGGGTGGACTCATATATTGTGCTCCACGTGATTCCCATGCATAGCTACTTGTTCTATGAGTCTCACCAGAATTTATTAATCCCGATACCGCCCAAGTTGGAGTGAAACATTCTTCCACACTACTGGGAAACGTGCTACTCCCAAGTTGAGCGGAATCAAATGATATGGTGTACTTACGCGCCATAGCCAAGACTCCTTGGTTTCATGCGATTAAATTCATCCACGATACCGTCGATAGTAGCATGCGCACCCCATATCTCCGTGTTATCAATCGTTATAGTTTTTGTCACATCATCATAAGATTTACGGCATACTCCACGGTTGATACCATGAAAAATTTCTCTTAGTGTGCGATTCGCAAGATCAAAAGTATCAATTTCAGTTTGATCAAATCCCAAATTTAAAAGCCAACCATTCAAAGTTGTTACTTGTCCCGCGGTAAGAAAATCAGTGAGTCGTTTTTGAGGAAATGTTTTTACATTCATTCTTGTATCATTTGCAATTGTTGTAAGTGTGGCTGGTTGACCTTCAACCAAACAAAGACACCAACCATTATATATTTCGCCCCAACCATAACAACCGTGTTCTGCTAAAAGTACTTCGGTCCAATCTTGCAGACAATTGTATAGTATATTTCGGGTAGTATCTATAATTCCTGAGGAGTAGGCATTGCCTAATCTGTCTATGGTAGGGAATTGAACCAGACGGGTTAATGCCCATCGTTGTATATTTGTTCCGTAGGGTGCTAAAGAGATACTCATATTTTTTATTTTTTATATAATGAAAAAAGCGAGACATAGAGTTTATGCCTCGCTTCTTTGCATTGGATTGCTCTATGTGCAGCTATGGAATTAGCTTATTATTAATGTGTGTTGTACGTTCTTGCCTTCTTTATCATTTCCTTGCCAGCCAACATGAAAGGCAATGGTATGACTTTGTTCGACTCCATCGAGTTGGCCAAAATGGTGAAGATGCCTGCGGAAATAAATGAGCCTACGATTTGTAACTTCTACATCTGTAAGTTTAAAAGGAATCTCGTTTATTTCAAAGTGGCCATCTAATAAATCTACAAAATAAGAATGATCTTCGATATCTTGAAGAATAAACCCTATAAGTTTATCGTGAGCAACATCGTAATATGAGGAGCGTACTGGGTCTGTAATTGACACGTCTTCATCATTTTGTCTGTATATTGTGCCGTCTGAATATTGTGCAATAAATTTGTATTTCAACATTGTATTGTTTTGGTTATTTTGTGTGTATTGAGCAAGGACATTTAGAATTTTGGCGTTTAGCAAAGTTACAATTGTAACAAAGAACCTGGTATCCTTTAGGGTATTCATTTTTTTTCAGCCAATATACAAAGCCATTACCGCCCATTGTTACTTTATGTTTCTGGCCTATAGATTGTATGGTTCCACCCTGTCTCATTCCTAATTGTTTTCGATGTGTATTGCCATTTCCTTTTATGTGGTCTATAGAAAGAAAATAAAGTTTATCTTCGCCACAGCAAGCACACTTTGGAGTTCCTTTACTATAATGTGTTAATGCCTCCAATCGTACTTTTGCATAGCATGCTTTCTGCGTAGCATGAAATTTTTCTTTATTCTTTTTACGCCATTGTTTTGTATATTCACTTTGACGTTTTTTATATTTTAAACCATTTGCAGTTTTTAACCATTCTCGCATATATAGAGAACCATGCCAGGTCAAATCCTTATCTTCTTTTTTCCATCTTGACATTAGTATATCTCCTTTAATTAAGTGATATACTATTATACGACATTATTTTATCAAGGTCAAGTAAAATTAATTAATTCTCAATATAGGTCAGTTTTCATCATATTGCAATGTGAAGGTGGCTGTAATTGTATCCCCTGCGACTGCTGAACCTGTTGTTTGTAATTGTGTTACCATATAATTGGTATATACTGGGGCCGGACCAGTAGACGACGCTGCCTTGCCAATTGGTTGTGCATCTGTTAAACCAAAATTAATAAGCATGCCGTTACCAATACCACTGACCGCAGTCATGTCAACGGTTAATGCAGCGGTTGCCGTAGTTACTGGTTGTGTATACACTATACCGGATATATTAGGTGGACTACACTTTAGTGTAAGACCTGCCCCAAATACTCCTGCGGTATGTGCCCACAAACCATTAAGAATTTGATTAAATGCCCCAATAAATTTTCCGTACATCCATAAATCATATGAATTATTTCCCGCCGTTATTGGGAAGGAAGAGTACGCTTGTGCCGGATCGTCGACATTCTTCCAGTTACAATTTGCTATACCAGAAAAAGATGTGCGACCCGCACTGTAGTCCTGGTACCATATAAATGTTGCTGCCATAGATTATAATCTCCTTTAGTTTTATGCATAAAAACTGATATATCAGTTCTCTATATTATATGTAAATATGTATATAAAGTCAAGCCCCGTAAATAGAAAAGGCGACCATTGCTGGCCGCCTTCTATTCGATAAAGAGGTGAGTCTTACCGATTACGGCGTGAGTGTGAGTTTTGCACACGCTAGGTTGTTTAAGATACCCTGAGAGATGGTTTCATAAGCAGACCATTTGATTAGATTACGTTTCTTCTCGACCCAGAACTTCGTATCATTGAGAATGAAGAACTTACCTAAGAACTCCTGAGACGTGAATGCATAAATTGTCTTTTCAGGAACCAGATCGCCTTTATTCGTGACAATGAGTTTCTTGCCTAAAAGTGTATCGTATTTATAGCCATTTACATATTGTTCTCCGGCAACGCCCGAACCAATTGTGGTTGCAGGTAATGCTAAGAATTTATTAAAGTCGGCCAGATTCATAAGAACCATGTCTGTCTTTAACGGATTGACGCCTGTGCTTGAACCCTCTAATGTATTAAAGAGTCTCACAAACGCTGCTATTTCGATCGTTCCGGATGTGGTCACGGCGTATGTCGTGGACTTTCCAGATACTGTAATTGCCGCGTTGACGCCTGTCATAAACGCAGTGTCTTCGATTTTCTGAATATCTTTAATCGAATTACGTTCGATGACTTCTGTAACTGGCATTTCATATGCTAAAAGCTCTTCTTCGGTCTTTTGGAATTCCTCAGACGAAATATTGAAGAATTGCATTTCAGCGCGTTTCCCCTCAACGTATCGTACATCCGGGTTACCGCGAAGATTGATCATCATTGCTGACGAATCTGGTTCAATGTCGATAACTTTTACGAGCTGGTCATGGTTGACACTTCTCTGTAAATCGGCTTTCGTTACATATTGCGGGTTAATTATTTTACGTGCAAACGAAACTTCACGAAGCTTCGTACGTATAAATGCTGCCGTTTCGGCCGCTACTTTTTCATGCTCGGTATCCAGTTTCTGGACGAAGAGCTCGTTCACTGTTCGTGGATTTAGATTTTCCATTATTAGCTCTCCTTAGAATACGTAGATATCCATAGCACTAACTGTTGTTCCAAGATAATCTATATTTCTTGGGGCAACTGTGCAATAAGCGACAGGTGCTGTGGATCCAGCGACCAACTGGCCGATGGCGTTGACGTCCAGCGATGCATTGACTGTTGGACTTCCACCAAACACTGTCGTACGTGCAAAATATTTTCCAGCGAGAATGGTAACCTTGGATGTCTTTACAACATCGGGTGCCCATTGACCAACTGTTTGGTCTCTCTTTGACTCGTTGAATATTGGCCAAGCTAATTTCGTGGCGGACGGAGGAGCGACTGCACCATTGGAACCAATTGATACCCAGTACCCTTGTAGGCCTGATGTAAGAATCGTACCGGTTGCGTCGATCGACAATTCGCGTCTCGTAATTAAGCTCAGGTCGGTTAACACTGTAAACATTAAGTTATTCTCCTTCACTTAGTAAATATGAGGTTAAACTATCATAACCTTGACTATCAGTTAATTCGCTTAACTTTCCAAACCCAGAAAAGAAATTTCCCTGATATAATTCTGCTGCTTTTTCCATAACCTCTAAATCTTCTAAAGGCTGGTCCCTCAGCTCGCTGAGTTTTTTTAGTACTTCATCTGCCAGAAGAACATCGTTATCTACAAGTCTTTGAACAACTCGTTCTGCTATTTCTTCCCGAGCCAATTTTTCTCTTAACCCATGAAGCTCAACTTGTTGATTTCGTAGGACAACCGCAGCTTGTTTTAACATTTCTTTTTTAGTGTCCATAACGTTTCTCCAGCATATCTGCGATTACCGCAGCTTTCGCAAGATCATCCAGCAAAGTATCCTCTTCGGCAAAAGCTTCCAGGTACTCTGCTAGTTTCTCTACTTCTTCGTCGACAGTCTTTTCATCCTTAACCAGCACCATCAATGGGGCTGACTTTAGGGGTTCATTCAGAATATCATCGAGTTTCATAAATAATTCTCCACAGATGCCTAGTGCTGCTCATCTGTTTGGGCCATATCCTTTAAAATTGGTATAGGATTAATACCCAAATTTATAAGCTCACCTGCAAAAGATCTATAGATGACATTGTCCGCTTCTTTTTCCATGGCTGTTTCCTTATCACGTTCGATAAGAACCATAGCAAGCTTCTCGATGTTCTCGGGTGTATAGTTTAAACCATACTCCTGTTTCAGCATTGTTTCCGCCGCTTTAACATATTCTTGTAGCACTCCCCGAGTTGCATCTGCCATTTTAGTTATCTCCTCCAGAAAACATACGTCCAGCCGCTGCTCCTGCCGCGAGTCCGCCACCAGCTAACACTGCTGATTGTGCGGGGAAATGCTTCATAATGGAGGCGGTTGTTCGCAAGGTTTTACGTACCGCATCAGCACCCTTTGTAACGTTTCCAGCAATCGCAGCTGTTTTTATTTCGTCTGCAACTTTATATGCAAGCGCTTTTCCAATCTCTTCGTACTCAGCAACTTTCTGTGAGTCTTCGAGTATTTGACTATCGCGTTCCATTAAACCGCGTGTAAGACTTTCAACGTCATTGACATTAAAATCTGTACCATATTCTTCTTTAAGAAGTGTCTCTGCAGTTTCTGCATACTTGGCAAACATAGTCTGAACTTGTTCAGCTACCTCTGCAAATTCCGCTTCTTTAAGCATATCGTTGTAAACTTCGAGTAGGCGTGCCATTAGTGGTATCCTCCCTTAGTTTCCAAAGTAGTGCTGCCAAAGACGTTCCACAACATCTGCTGACGCCTGTTTTATATCTGCCGCTACTGGAGGATTCTCCATCGGCGTTGTTGCAACTGTATTCATGCTGTCAACCTGTAATTGTCCCTGTGACGTATTCTTTGCTTCTGCGCCCATTGTTGTGGCTTTAAGAACACCTACAACCTGCTGAACATTCGCTAAGTTTACATCTGAGTTGCTAACCTGAACTGCTGGATTATCTCCTTCAGCTGCTGTATTCGGAGTAACGCCTGTTGCTCCAACCGCAATTTTCTCCAGTTCACTTGCGAAAGCACGGGCCATAATACGTCCCGCCGCATCGTACTCTTCTGCTAACTTGCGAAGTTCGTCATTTTCGTTGACTTGGTTTTCAACAGGAACTTCTGTAGGTTGTTCGGAAGCCGGAGTTTCAACTGGTGAAGTTGCAACTTTTTCTAATTCGGCAATTATGTCTTGTAATGTGTTTCCCATATAAAAATATTCTCCTTAATTAAGTTGATATGTATAATATAGTTAAAAAATAGATGAATGTCAAGGGTTTGTTACACCTATGACATCATTATATAGTTCTTCGAACTTTTCCGGGCCCAGTCCATAGACCACTCGGTCTAGAGAGCCCAATTTTGCTAGATCTTGTTTTACTTTTGGCCAGAGATACGCATGTGCACCAATACCGGCCATACCGGTCATAAAAGGATGTTTACGAACCATGTCTTGAAATTTAGATATTGGTTTTCCTTGTTGTAATTTATTTTCTTGATATCCGGCATATAAATATGATGCAGGAACACCTACTAAAATGCGTTGTGCAATTGCCGGAACTTTTTTCATTTGCTGTGGTGTGGGTATCGCTGCCGCATGTTTCTCGCGATTAATTTGTTGTAACCCTTCCGTACCCAATGCTATAGCGCCAATAAATATAGGAATAAGATATGGATTTTTCATTAACATAGCATCCCATGCGTGGAAATGTGATAGATCGCTGCCTGTGGATGTCATGAGTTTTGCAAAGCCCGCATACAAACCTCCTAAGCCTACTAAAGGAAATAATGGGTTTTTACCTGGTGCATATAAAGATGGTCTCGGTCCTTTTGGTGTGCCTACAGTAGGAAGTAGCTGTGTCATTTTTGCCACTAGTCCTTGAGGCTCACTTTCTATGTCTGCCCGTTTTATTAATACTCGACGAATAATTAATGGTTTAGTAAGAGATATTTCGGGAAGATATTGTAATACTTTTGCTGCAATCTCATGATTGAATCCGTCTATTGAAACATCTATAGGAATCCGAGGTTGTTCATCCATGTCCATAAGAATAGCACCCTTATCAATAACTTGATCTGCGAGGGGTTGTCTATTCATGTTAATGAGAACTAACCTTTGGAACTCCTCTTGTTTGGGCATTATTCGTAGCCCTAAAAATGTAGAGAGAATATCTTTTAAAGAATGCTCTTCAGCGATCTTATCAATAACAGCCATCGGTATTTTCTTTTGGGAATCATAAATTAAATTTTGTGGGTCTGCCGAAAAACCTTCAATCGTTCCAGGCACTTCTTTTGTTAATGCAGATTCTTTCAAACCACTTTCTTTCAACCATTTATCTCCTAATACTGCAGATGGAATTACTGCCTCATCTGTTACTGATGCAACTTTTGCAATTACTCCTGCAGTTCGATCTGCGGGTATACGTACAAATGAAATATCAAAGAATGTTAAACGATCATCATTCATTGCCATTACTCTTCGGCCATCAGGAAGAATGCGCCTCATTTCATAACGAAGATGGTCACAATATTCTCCTGTATTTTTTGCCCGGTTACTGCATATCGAACACTTATCTGAAGGTGTGCGTGTACCCATAGATACGGCTGGGTATTCTCCCAGTTTCATTCTCTCTATAATATCTTCAGCTTTTTTATTATCCAGTTCCACTACCAATTCCACACGATGCATGTCTGGGTTATGAGAAGCATAAATAACTTTCCCAGTGCTTTCTTCAGGATTTTTATTTCGATGGTGGCGATAGGCATACGCATGTTTCTCAAATGTTTTATGGAAACGCACAAGCTGATCATCTGGGAAATAATCCCCATTAAGATTTGGACCGTAGTAATCCCCGGATGTCATGGCGTTTACCAGTATATATGAATGATCCGCTTTCTTTTCAAGCGTGCCAATGAAATCCTCAACATCTTTTTTATATCCGGCAGTTTTTTCCAACGCCTCTTCGTTAAGAATTCTCATAAGAGGTTTACCATGATTATCTATAGAAGAAAAATGTGTGAATTTTATCATACTATTTGTCCGACTGCTTGTATGCTTTATTTGCTTGTGGTTTAAACGGTAAGAACACCGCACCTAAAGGCGTAGCATATTCTTGTTCTGGAAGACTTTGTTTTATATTCTTTTGTATATCGGTTACGCGCTGCACCATTTCAGGTAAGGGTCCTTGGGATACATGATGCATATTTAATGCTTGTTTTATATATGTTCCTGCCGCTAAAGGATCCTGCGCCATGGTCGGAGAGAAATGCCAAAGCGAATCAAAATATAAGGCTGCGCGTTCTTCAGTTTCTTTATTTTCCTTTAGTTCCGGATGAATGTCTAGCATGGCTTCAAATCTTGGTGCCTTTATAGAATCCAGTTTATAAGCAGTCCAGTGTTTTTCTAATTGTCGAATACCCTCAAAAATTAATCCGCCCAAGGACATGCCTGCAGCAGTCCCCAAACTTCCAGCAATTATAGTGGGAACTTGGTCCCTAAACGCAGTACGTATAGCGCCTACCAATTTCTCACCTGCGGCCGTTTTTTCTAGCTCCGCTTTAAATGCCGCCATCTTTATAATCGTTGCATTTGAAATCTTGCCTTGCCTGTGTTGTGCAATAAATTCAGCTACCTTAACCATATTAAGTTCTAAACCTTCCTGCCCCCGGAGGCATTGGCAATGCTGTTTGTTGTCTTCGAACATTTTGCATATGCGCTTGAAATCCCATACCACCGATTACACCAGCGCCACCAGCAAGTAAAGTCTTTTTAACCCCAGACATTGCTTTTGATGATGCTGCCACTGCTGTAGCACTTGCTGCCGCTTTAGGGTTTGTAAACACATGTACATTTTGGCCTCCCAATGCTTTACCTACAGTTTTAAAATACGCTTTAACCTGAGGCATTCCTGCAGCTAATTTTTCCATTTCCTTGTGCGCTTCAGCTAATTTTTCACGCAGGGTAATAAATTCTTGTGTATCTTTAACAATAAGTTCAGCTTGTTTAATCATAGGATTACTCATATTAACGGATCCCACATATTCTTGCGAAGTGTTTAATTGTATTGGGTAAATTTCAGTTGCTAATTTCTCTTGGCATTCGTCCATGACTTTTTTTACTACGGGAGAATCAAAGGTTAGATTCATTGCACGTTGTAAATCTCCAAAGGAGGTACCACCTAAATATGCTTGCTTCACTACTCCATATAAACCATCAGCATGTCCTTGAAATCGAACATCTATTTCATATAATGAATTTGTTAAACGCTCATCAAGTGCAGCCAGCCTATATGCTTGTTTAACTGTTTCAGTTTCATCGGGGTGAATTTCCTCTATAGAAGCCAACTTTTCAAAGTTTGAATCGGCAATTTCTATAGGAGGTTCTTCCTCATAATCTTCGATTGAATACTCCGCAGATTTTTCAGTACCAAAAACTACCCCTGCAACTTTTTCGGCTGAAGCATTATCAAATTGTATATACTTATCTTGGGTCTGGTTCATCATTTGGACATACACTTCCGTATTGGCGCCCTCAACTACACGTGCAATCTGGTCTCGATTAAGGCCGTGTTCAGATGCTATCTTTGTAATCGTCTCATTGAGTGGCTTTGACTCTTTGAGATATCCATGGGCTGCTTCATTTACATAATTATCAAGTTCTGATGTGGTGAACATGGTTATACTCCGTTTTATATATTATATATAAATTTAGATATATAGTCAATACTACTCAACTGCTGATGTTCTTGTATATAATTCTCCAATTAAGTCTCCATATAGAATAGAATGGAAGGAGTCATCAGCATTAGTATTAATATATTTATACTTACTTTTTTCCTCGTCATAATCAACCATTATATTAAGAATATCACGGGCAAAAGGTGCAAAATCTTCCCATTGAGGGAATATGATTTGTTTGTTTTTTATCTTCTGAAATAGCCAGGTCATGGATCTATTACGACTTAATGTGTAGGCATTAATTTTTTGGTTCCAAGACATCATTTGTTTTTGATTGCCCTGGTGTAATAAAGCTACAAGTCTTGTTGGATTGGCTATACGTCTTCTAACTTCACTATTCACAGCCTCTCCAAACCCCGCATCAGCTCCTATAAGTACCGCGTGCCATTTAACGAACTGTCTCGGTATGTCACGATGTATAAACGCATAATCGGATTGTTTTCCATCATAACGTTTCATATAAAGAATTTCAGTTTGCGTACCCTTACGTTGGAGAACTGACATCACTGTTTTTGATACCTCAGAATTTATTGGCCCCCAATCCATACCTATAAAACAAGGATAAGACATTGTATAAGAATCGGGTTCCTTACGCATAGGGCCGCCTGTGCAACATGCACGAATATCGGCTTCAGTAATTGGTTGTACTCCCGCGTCATAGGGCAGACCAAGATATTCATTGAGAAAAATACCGCGCGGTTTTTGAAGGAATGGTATATACACATCTTTTTGCCAATCAACCCAAGGCGAATGAGCAAACATTAAAACCGAAATTCTAAATCCCTCAAATATATACTGACCATTCTTTTCCGAAAGTTGTGACCCCGGATTGGTTCGAACCCATTGTCCATTACGTGCATCTATCGCCTTATGACAATAACGACATGCCAATCCCCAGTGCTGTATATTTCCCTCATCTAAATAGTTCCATCTATTACAATGATCGCAGAATACAAACCATTCGTTTTTTGTTGATACGTCCATTCGCTTTGCCAAAGTCCCGATGGTTCTTTTAGGGGTTCCTGCATACAAAGTCCGCTTATAGAGAGAACGGGCCATGGACTGCTGAATGACGGTAATGTTGTCATCTGGAATATCCTGTATCTCATCAGCGAAGAGCATATCCACTGAGAGCCCGCGCGCCTTATCTGCTGATGCAGCGGCATATCGGAAATACATTGAGGAGTTATTGATAAATCGCTTATGAAAAACATTTTGTATTTGACTGGAGTTAATGAAATACCTTTTGATAATAGGTGTCTGATCAATAACTGGAGCAATTCGGTCATGAGAAAAAACCTTTACTTGTTCAACGGTGGGGGCAATATATAGGGTTCTAAATCCCCCTGAAAATTCAGGGCGTGTTTGTGGCATAACGACCATTTTGCCTAAGGCAAGATTAGCCAATGTTGTAGACTTAGCAACCTGACGTGAAGTACTAAGAACAATTTCTGGAGGATCAATATTATAAATAATTCTCATATGCGGATAGTCGTCTAATGAAAAAGGTTGGCTATTCAGATAAAAGAATCCCTCTATAAAATCAGACATTTGAAATGACAGTGTCGCGGCCATATTATTTCGGTAACGCTCCAATTACTGAATTAGCGAATCTCTGGAATTTTGGATTGGTTATATATGCTTTCGAATATGCCGATGCAGCCAAATAAGTTCCCGCGGTGGCTTTTCCAAATGGAATAAGATTATAAGGCGTTGGTAGAGCAAAGGTTGCAATATTACCGGCAACTTGTGCGGCGAGGGCACCTCTTCGCAAATTGGGATGGATGCGTTTTCCAACTTCGTCCAACTCCTTGGTTTTGGCCAGCGCCTTTTGTAAGAATGGAACATTTTTAATCCTCTGTATTGTTGAAATCACTTTAGGATGATTCATCACAGTTTGAATTGCCATGGTTAGTTCATGAGCTATGGCTTCTTTTTTTAATCCAATCCGTGTATCAATAGTATTTTTAGTGTCTGGACTTATAGGCAATTTATCTTTTAATCTACCATACCATTCAGGAAAAGATTCGCTGGTTATTCCACGTGAACGCCCAACTGAATACCAATCCGCCACAGCTTCCAATCTATATTTCAAGGGAACTTTTGATTGTTTGATTCCTAACGCTCTATAATGATGCATATTTCCAGGTGAATGATAATGGTGTTGTACGGACTCTCTCCATTTAGCATACAACTCAGGATCACGCGTACCCTTTATACCTTTTGGCCCGGCAAACCAATCTCGATAGGGACCAAATTCAGTTGGGGTGAGCTTTGATAGGTCGTGTTTTAACGCTTGTCCCCAACCTAGGCCCATGCTTCTCATAGGCTTAATTACGTGATACTTGTGTTTAGCCAAATATTTACCATAGTCTAAAGTTTGTTTAGTCTTGGGATCTCCGGCTACATATCCTATAGCTGCCCCTATTCCTAGGGGTACTAATATTTTAGGATTCAGAGTGGTATTCAACTGGGTTTATTTCCTCGTCATAGAAATCTATTAACTTCTTAAATAGGTCTTGATATACGCTGCCCTCTATTAATTTATATATAATGTTATGTTCCTGAAGTGCCGGTGTACCTGTTCCATAACGATATGCTGTTTTTCTATTGTCTTCAATTTGTTTAAAAAGAATAGCTAGTTCGGTATATATACGTTGTGCCGTGTCTTTATCTCCCCGGGCCATAGCTTCTTTAGCTCGCGTAACCTGTGTTTCTATCATGGATAATAATATACGGCCATAAGCTATTTCACGCTCATACCTAAGTGCAGGATCACCTAACTCTGAAAATGGTATTGGTTGTTTAGTCCATGTCTCTGTAAATAAATTAAAGGCCCCTAAAGAATTACTCCAATCTTCATCTTGAGTAAACTCTTGAAAAAAGAAATGTATAGAATGCTCAGTGCCTGGGAGATAGTTTAACTGGTTATTAAAATGTTTAAATACTTTGTGCCATTTTTCAAACAATTCTCCTTTACGAGCTATTACATTAACATCTATATCTGAAGTATCAGAATATTGGTATCCGACATTAGATCCTATAAACGTGGTGGAATACACTTTACTTAAAGGAAACACCTGTTCTAGAGTTTTAAAAATAAAAGCTTTAACTTCCGGTTTTATGGTTCGTTCTATAGTCCATATTACAGGATTTAAAAATGGTCTGGGGGTATCAAATAATGACATAGTTATTTTTTTGCTTTTTCAAAATAGGTTCTGTAAGGTGCTAATTGTATTGGTATGCCTTCCCTGGTTCGTTTATCGTATAGGAATAAAATACCGTTAGTTGCGGCATAAGCTATAAAATTTGGGTCATAGAATAGACCTATAGTGTTACCATTTATTATAATCGGATCACCCCCATAATATAGGGCAGTTTGAACCTTCGACGAAGCTGGTATTTCACCAAGCTTTTTTATCTCGCCGATTGAAACTTTATCCGCAGTAAAATAATTATAGGAGAATATTCCTCCACCAAATAACATGTAAAAAGTTAATGGCCAATAAAAACCTTTTTTCATAATATCCGTAATAGATTGGGCTTTGTTGGTAAGAAGAAACATCCACCCCTTCATAACATAGTTCCAGGCTTCTCGCTCTGTATGTGGTTTATGTATTGGCATTATAGTTTTCCTATTTTTGGTAATCCGGGTTTCTTTAGAATATTTCCAGTAAGAATACCCTTTGCAATTTGATTGTACCCGTCTTTACGAGTAAGTGTACCCTGCATAGAATACTCGGCTCTTCGCATAGCTTTAGATTTCAATTCAAAGTCAGGAGTTGCTACTTGATCGGATCCTGCAGGTGCATGTATTCCATACGATGCGATCTTGCCTCCCAAAAGATCGCTCGTGACAACCGCATCTTGAAGAACGGGTCCAGGCCTATTATCTGTTGCTACTGAAATGGTTTTGCCATTTATTTTCTTTATAATAAATTTTGCCTTCTCCGTCATGGGGTCCTTTCCCGACAGACGTGCTTCTTCGCCGTAAGTAAGCTTTCGTCCATCTGCTTCTTCATCTAATCGTCCCGATACTGTTTGTGGGCGTTCGTTCATTTAGTTGCCAAAGTTTTCTTTGTAGCCAAATATTTTTTTGCCTCGTCATAATCAAATTCTTGAAACCATGATTCTCGGTCTGTAAGATTAGGGTACTTTGGGTTTACTGTTTCTTTTGTAACTTTTCTCATTACATCGCCACTTTCTTGAGGAAAATAAAATGTTTCAATATGTCTTTTTTCTGCCCCGGAAGGAAGAGTATTACGCGCCGTGTCGGACGTAACCCAATGAGGGCCCTTTAGTCCCACATCTTCTATATATTTCTGTGATTCGAGAGACCCTGGTTTATGATAAAAAACTCTTGATGATGTCGCGGCTTCAAGTTTTGGAGTTTCTTTTTCTAGGGCTTTTACTAAATCTCCTACCCCTGCTTTTGCAGGAGTAGCAAGGGACCCAGCAGTCATAGCAGTAGCTATCGTCCGCCTAATTCTTGGAAACTTATCGAGAAAGGCCCCGTGTTTTTTGAAGTACTCAATCTGCTGGAGGCGTTTTTTTGCCCGATCCTCCGAATACGGGCCCCCCAAATGTTTACCCGAATGGGAGTAAATATGAAATCCATTATTCTCGTTTCTAATGATGGCGATTTTTTCATGCTCGGTTTTCTTATGGAAGTTATGGGATCCTTTAGGCGCGCGTTTAGTTTGTTCATATACTTTTGCCGCGCCGGAAGCGAGTGCTCCTCCTGCAACGAATCCTGGAGCAACCCCAAGAAGACCTGCAAGCGGTTTCATTTTTGTTTTGCGAGTAAGAAGATATGCAGCAGTCGATCCCACACCGGCTCCAATAAGGCCACCACTTTCGCGTGCATGATTAACTACCCGGTTACGTGGATCAACATCTCTTAATCGCGCGGACTGTTTAGCAAAATAATCCTGCATATAGTTGGTATTGCGACTCGAGGAATTAGCTTCAGCATGCGAAGAACGAAGTTGGCGGTATCCCCATTGAAGATCATTCAGTTCTCCAACAGTACGATCCACCACGCCACCTATTTTTTCAGTCAAAAACTGAGGGCGTATTGTAGTTCGCGCAGCTGTTCGTCCTCCCGCTATAGCTTTCATTACACGACCTGTAGGAACATGTGTTCCAAACACCGTAGATTCTCCCGCTGAATGGAGTGCTGCTTTCGCAACGACTGCTGTTATTCCTGCTGTCTTATTGAGTATCTTCTTTGCTTTGTCCGTCATCATGCTTTTCTATACCCTCGAAATTTTTTATATCTTCCTGCATTAGTGCTTGTAGATCCGAAATCGCTTCTGTTGTTTGTTGTGGGAGCTCAACATTAATATCGCCTATATTAATTATAGTTTGTTTTGGATCTGCTAATGTATTTTTATTCTGCAACTTTACTTTTAATTCAGAGATAAGATCTTGTGAACTCTGTTTCTTATCCTGCATCGATTCTAAACGATCCGATATCTTAACGGCTAGGCCCGCGAACTTCTGGGCATCATCTGGTCTAAGCTTTACATTCTTTTTAAAAAAGAAATATGAGTCTGTAAACATATCACGAAGCAAGTCATCCATTGATAATGTGGGATCGGATCCTAGGCCCAATTCCCATACCAATTGCGCCCGATCACCTTTAAGCGCAAGCTTATATAATTTCCTAAGATCCACATCGGTGATAGAATCTGAAAATAGTTCTTTGTCGGCAAAGGTCCAGTCCGAATAATTCGAGAAGTATCGTAAGTACATCGTATAATCCTCTGATTCAAACGAAATATTATATCTGGCATTTAATATGATCTCCAAATCTTCTTGAGTCACTCCTCCAAAGGAGAGAAGGCTCATAAACTTTGACATCCGAGGATCTTGAAGCATACGATAAGCACCCTCACACCCTTTTAGCGATAGGTTTGTAGGCTTCTGAAACCTAAAATAAAACATGGGGCTAAGTCCCCAACCTTGCAACCAATCAGGATCAGCTTCAGCGTCGGCACTGGCAAAATAGTCGGGATTAGAATCTACTAATTCATTTCGTAAATCTAATATATCACGTTCCTTGGGAATGGCTATTTTTCGTGTCTGAAGGTCATCAACAAAAAGCGCAGAGCTTATGCGTCCAGCCATAAGTGCCTGCATATATTTTCGTTCAGGTATTCTTACCATAATGTTTTTTTCTTATCCGCCTTCATTGGCCTTCTTTTCAATCCTGCTCTATACATGTTCATCATAATAGTACGGATTTGAGGACGATAGCGTGCTTCTTTTCTTTGACCGTCGATATAGTTCCTCTTATAGTTAGTCATGTCATTATATGAAAAGCCCCACTCTACAGCAAATGATCTTAGGGCGCGTGTTTTTAATAACTCTTGAAATTGGGTTAGCCCGCCAATTGTGTCGACCTTATCCCATACCTTCCTCATACGTGTGCCCGGGACCGGTACAGTTTTATATTTTTTCTTTGTTTTCCATGGGCCTGTAGTACGAGGAAAACTTTTTAGAAATTTTGTGATGTCTATCGCATTACGAACAAACTCAATGTTTACTATCGGGTTATCGAAGTATTTGACAATTTCTTCAAACGACTTCTGTTCGTTACGATACATATCCCATATAGTTTTTTGCCAGTTCATTATAGTGTACTGTTTTTCAACATTAAAATCAAGTGGTTATAGCTTTATTGAAGCTATTCCAGTCCCATCCCGGATTTAAATCAGATTTATCTTTACGAACATTAACGTGAGTTATAATTCCAGGAAACTCCATAAACTTTCCATCAAAATCAAAGGAGTTAGAAGATATTGTAGCTATAGAGAATTGTTCACACAGATGTCGAACAAGGTCAGTTGTGCCCTCTATTTGTGGAGCATCATAGGCATCAAAATAACGATAATTACGAAATAGCATTTTCCCTATACCCACCATATCATAAAATTTTCCTTGGTCTTGAAAAATATGATAAAGCTTTCGTGCATTTTTAAATGGTGTGATATCTATGTCAAATGCGTATAACCAGTTCTCCTCAAAATTAGTTGTCTTAGACAACGTATTCAATTCTTTTCCGCTTCGAAGTGCACCTTCAGATGCTAACTCTATACCTATAGAAGCTTTATTATACACTATATTTTTAGGAATTTTTAAACCAAGATGGTGTGCCCAGTATAGAGGATCAAATGTTTCATATATAGTCCCGTCCCGTTCAATGATATAGGCGGTGGCAATATGGTCTGGATTGGACTGCCAATAGTCAAAAGTGGATTTGGCACTACCTCCTACAGTGTGATGTAGGACAAGTTGTGTCTTCACGGTTTCTTCTTTAAAATACTGGTCGTCAGTTAATCTTAACTGTCTATTTATTGTAATTGTAGGCATAAGCTCTTTAATGTTTTCGACGTCCAGATCTTCGTGGAGGTCTTCGTTTTCGTACACGCTTTTCTTTGTATACTTTAATTCGACTACAGGATAAATCTGGTCCAAATATATGTTCTCCTAATCCTATTGTAGGAAAGAGGGGTGCTACCACATCTTTTCGTCCAGTAGATTTCTGTAGTTGGTGTATTTGTTCATTTCGTTGTTGTAGCATCCTGAGAAATTCGGGCAGTGTTTTCTGTCCCTTTAATGAGTTACATGTAGGACATACTAACTCAAGATTTTCAACCCCATGTATATTACCGCCATAATGTTTATGTGCAGCGCGAGGTACTTTATGATCAATGGTTATTCCCTCAAAGGTAGTTGCCATGCCGCATGTTTCACAGGCTATATAATTGCCTGGGAGCAAAAGTTTTTTTATTCTATTATATATCCATTCAGGGGTTAGGTTTGTGTGTCCCCTCATACGTTCTACATCATCTCTAAATCGTTGTGCTTTACTGCGTGCTAAACCCTTCAACGTTAATCTTGCTGTATTCAATTGCATAGTTCTCTTATATAGATACAGAGTTTAATATTTCGTCCCTAGTAAATACGATCGCCTCAATTAATTCCTCGGAACTCTCCGCAGGTTTAAAATGTACGTGCCACTCAAAATCTTTAAACTTTATGTCTTCCGCTATAATTGGTAATGGCCTTATTACCCGGGTCGTAAAATGAAAACAAGCAAATTTCAAAGCCTCTACTTTATTTACTACGCGTTTTTTCTTCTCCAATAATTCTTCAAAGATAAGACATTTATTAATTAGTTGTTCCAATACAAACGCTATGAATGCTTCTCTATGAACATTTGGCCATATGGCAGTAGTATTGAAAGTGGTACCACTACCACTACCACTACTACCAATACTGGTAACACCAATATTAGGGAAAATGAGGGGGGCCGTGAATAATTGTTTCCACGGAGCATTTTGGATTGGAGTATTACTGGTTATACCTAAACTATATGGAAGCAACATATTGGACAGTGTGTTCGTTCCGGATAAAGTTATATAGGGGCCGCCATAGAAATTATTATTTATCGTATAATTTCCTAAAGGTGTCAACCAATCCGTATACTGAGGATCCCCCATTGCATTACTAACTGGCATACTAAGCGAATCTTTTCTTGAAAATTTTTGGTTGAAGCTCGATCCAACTATTTCTTATATGATCGTACCATTCGATCTTGAATTCTTTACTACATTTTTTACATTTCATTTGGTCAGTAAGAATAACTGTACCTTCTTGCTTATCCTCTTTACGGTCAATCGTAGTGTAGAAGAAAGAGGTTCCTCCACATTCTGGACACCATAAATGCATGATGATTTCCTAACGTTCTCTATTATATACCATTTCAAGTACACCTGCTTTGCAAAGATCTTCGCAAATGGAGATTATATCTCCTGGGTGAACTGTGTTTTGATCTCTCGACAACCTTGCTAAGGCTGCGTTAACGACGGGGTCGTTTATTTTTGTAAGTGCGACATATACAATTTCTGTGCATATCTCGTCATTTGGAAAAAAGTTTTTTAAAGCCCAACGTCTGGGAAGGGATAGTTTTTCTACAATCCATCGCCATACAAAGTAAAGCAACTGCCACCATCCGTAAACATTTCCATTATAGGTATCGAACATTTCCCACAGGATTTTATCTGGGATGTTTTTTTTCTTCCACCGATATACACGTAAATCGATATGGGTATTCTCATCGTCTTTATCCCAACCCGATAGAGTTACAAGAAGATTTGCTTCGAGCATCATTTGTTGGCTCGGTTTTCGAGGAAAGTCAAAAAAGCCTAGAGCTGTATGTGACCAGCTATTGGTGAAAAAACGGATTGCCTTGGACAGAAAGCTGCCCGCAAAGTTATTGACGATGATTATATCGCCGGGTTTTATATTGAATGCCATGTATACTCCTTATGAGTTATAAAATGTGGGGACAGACAGCGTTATTGCTCTCATGTCAGTATGATAGGTATTTTTGAGGGTTTATTCAAGTAGTTTGTATGGATCTATTATACTAATAAAATATGAGAAAATCAAGTTTTTACGGTATAAGACTAAATGGTAAGAACCTTTTAATTCATAAGGAATGATAGATATGACAGATTTTTACGTACAAAACAAAGAAACTTTACAAGTAGCTAAAGTATACCAAGTCATGGCTCCTGCAGATTGGGATAGTTTAGAGAGTATCCCTACGGTATTTCTTATTTACTATAATGATGCTTGGGAATGGGTAGATACCGCGGACTACGGGCCCTATAACCTTGGATAATAATGAAAGAAGAGTTATCTAAAGACGAGCAGAAAAAGGCCTCCGACGAAATGAAACGTTGGTATGTTCGCACTATGAAGAAAATACAAAAGAAAAGTATCCGAGAAATAGCGGAGGCACTCGGAATTAGTCAAAAAAAAGTAAGGGAATATTTAGATGAGTCCAAGAATCTTTGATGTAGACGTAATCTATATAGCGGACGATATGAGTGTGGGATACACTAAAGAACGTGAGAGTATAACTCGTATCATCGCTTTCAGCGAAGAAGAGCTTGCGTATTTATTAGATGAATTAGGGGCACGCTGTAAAACCTATGTAGTAACTAGAAAGAAACAGACCGGTATACGGGCCCTTGATACGGCTTACTTAGCAAAATTAGAATGGTTGTTAATCGATAGATTGTACAATTGTATAGAAGATTTGGAAATATTTTCTGAGGGTGATCCCAAGAAACTAAGAGAACGAATAAAGTGTTATCGTGAAGTTGGCCGAAGCATATTTAATTTAACGGATGAACGGATGAGAAAATGAAAACTTTTGTATGGTATTGGCCCAGAAGTTTATGGGCATGGGGATTTGATTCGTGTCGAGGCTGTATATGGTCTGAACGGACTTGGTATACTTATAAATCATTATCCTTAGGACCACTAACAATTAATTATAGATTCAAATCATGGCACGGATCAAACCCAGAGTAAGCAGTATATTAAAAGATTGGAGAGCCGTGGAAATACGCAGTATGTATAGTAGTATTCTACGGTACATTTACATAAAAATAATATGGAGAAGATTATGAGCTACCCAATAACACTTATGTTACGACGTGACATTATACGTCTTTGTACTCTTCTTGAAGAGGACAGAAGTTCTAATAAATATTCTGAAACAAGAAATAGAAGGATTGATGAACTCATTATGCATATAAAAGATGAATTAGAAAGCAACCCCCCAACCCCACCAAATAAAAAACCATAGCTTTCATAATGGCCTGGATATAAAACCAGTGATTTTTTTATTCCACTAGTCCGGAGGTCAATCGGTAACCCAGAATTTTAAAAGGAATACAATGAAAAAATATGTAGAGGTTGATGATAGTAGAGACGACGGCGCACACTTTGTCATCATGGAAAAATGCGGTGAAATCGGAGTAAAGAGATTATCACGAAATTATGTCCTTAAAACCGCTAAACAAATTATAAAAGAAAACGTCAAAAATTCCGCCGTAGAGGAAAGAGAATTACTTCGTATGGCCATATTTGAAAAATTCTGCGGATGCTCTCTTTGTACACATGTACGAGATCGTTTTGACGAAATTATTAAATCACGTACGATCGCTGATCGCTATATAAATAAGGAAAATGAATAATGATTGAATTAACAAAAGATGAAACGATTCTACTAGAATCATATATAGCAGCAAATAAACAAACTAACCGAGCAGTGGGTAATTATCTTACTTTGGACCAGGCCAATATTCTTTTTATTCTCGCAGTGGAAAAAGCACGTGGAGATATAAAGCCCACGTCTCATGACAAATGCCATGATGGTAACAGTAAAACAAGACAAAATGAATAACATAACTAATAACATAACTACAACTCTGGTTGCCTGACAAGGCATAATACGAAAGGAATATTATAATTTTGCCGATTGATAAAACTGCATATTATATGCAATTATTTTATATGCAATTATTTTACAAACCTCATAATAAAAATGTCGTTGTATACGGCACTTCAACCAAGTACGCTGATTTCGGTGTTATATTTTTGATATGGGACGATAAAGCAAAAACATTCGTGTGGGTAGATGGTACAGATTTTGAACCGCTGATCGCTGAGTGAGGTGCTTTGTGACACCGAAGGAAGAAAGGAGAAAAGGAATGAACAGACCGAACGAAAGAATTACTGAATTAAGAAATTCACACTATTTGTCCCAAAGAGAATTGGGAGATTACATTCTCTCTCTCGAATCCGAACTCGCCAAGCTGAAAGGTGAGGAAGAGGAAGTGTGGGAGAAAATCATTGATGGTACGGCAAACGGTTATGCAAAGATAGTAATGGGAGAATTTTACGCTTACATGCCCATTGAGATAGTTGACGAAATCCTTCGCAATCGTCAGATCGTCAAGCGGGGAATTGACTGGAAGAGGTTTTGGAGTGATTATTCTAAGCGTCGAACGGTTCACGATCTTGATGCGGGCGCGATTCAATCCCTCATCGAGTCGCAGTTGAAAGGAGATGTGAAATGAAAAAATACTTAGGAGTACAAACAAGGAGAGAGAAAGTGAAACGCATAGATAAATTAACATCAGAACAAAAGGCACAAATGAAGCTTTGGGCTGAGAAGTGGATCAAGATCGGTCTGAGAACAGGTGAAACAGATTTTGAGACGTTTGATAAATATATGCCCGTTTGTTACCAGAAGGCCGGGTTTGTATATCCCAAAAATGTTGTTAGGGTGAAATCTCCGATGGTCGGGGCTTTTGCATCGTCGATTGCGGAAGCGATACTAAAATCTCCTGATACCGTGCGCGGTGCTGTGGGCGGTGCTGTGGACGGTGCTGTGCGCGTTGCTGTGGGCGTTGCTGTCGGCGGTGCTGTGGGCGATGCTGTGGACAATGCTGTGCGCGTTGCTGTGCGCGATGCTGTGCGCGATGCTGTGGACGGTGCTGTGGGCGGTGCTGTGGGCGGTGCTGTGGACGGTGCTGTGCGCGGTGCTGTGGACGGTGCTGTGCGCGTTGCTGTGCGCGTTGCTGTGGGCGTTGCTGTGCGCGTTGCTGTGGGCGATGCTGTCGGCGGTGCTGTGGACAATGCTGTCGGCGTTGCTGTGGGCGTTGCTGTGCGCGATGCTGTGGACGGTGCCGTGCGCGTTGCTGTGCGCGGTGCTGTGGGCGATGCTGTCGGCGGTGCTGTGGGCGATGCTGTCGGCGGTGCTGTGGGCGGTGCTGTGCGCGTTGCTGTGGGCGTTGCTGTGGGCGATGCTGTCGGCGGTGCTGTGGGCGGTGCTGTGGACAATGCTGTCGGCGGTGCTGTGGACAATGCTGTCGGCGGTGCTGTGGGCGGTGCTGTGGACAATGCTGTCGGCGGTGCTGTGGGCGATGCTGTGCGCGGTGCTGTGCGCGATGCTGTGCGCGTTGCTGTGCGCGTTGCTGTGGGCGATGCTGTGCGCGGTGCTGTGGACAATGCTGTGGGCGGTGCTGTGGACAATGCTGTGGGCGGTGCTGTAAAAAAAATGCTATGGTATGAGTGGTTTGGGGGACAATTTTGGGTAGGAGGGTGGTATTACGGAGCGCCTTCTTATGTTTCTTTTTTCACGGACATATGTAAACTTGAATTGTCTCAAGATATAATGGAGCGGGCTGAAGCATACCGAAAAGTATGTGAATCTGTTAATTACATCTGGGCAAATAAGAATTTTGTCATCGTATGTGAGCGGCCACAAATGATAAACCGAGACTCAGAAGGAAGATTACATTCAGAAACCTCAAAAGCCATTGAATATCCAGACGGATGGGGACTGTATGCGATAGGCGGAGTTGTTGTTGATGAATACATTGTAATGCGCCCTCAAGAGATAACGATAGTCAAAATCGAAGCAGAAGGGAATCAGGAAGTGAAAAGAGTAATGATTGAACGCTATGGAGTTGGGAGATACCTTGTTAATTCAAACGCAAAGAAGTTGGATGAAAGTGAATACGGGACACTGTACGAGAAAGATTTAACCGGTTTCAAACTCAGAATGGTACACGTTAAAAACTCCACGCCCTTACCGGATGGGACGAAGAAGGATTATTTTCTGCCGGTAGGACCAGACTGCAAGACAGCGCTTGAAGCGGTAGCGTCAACATTTGAATTAACTCAAGAGTTTTATCATAACTTTATAGGGGGTCAGTCGTGATATATTTATTCCTACTATGGAGAGAAAAAAGATTAGGCAAAAAATTAACCATGATGTTAAACAAACTAAATCATAAATCAATTTAAGAGGTTTTCCTATGAACAAAATAATTCGGCAAGGCGACGTACTTCTCATCCCAATCGAAGCAATCACACGCAAGAATTTCCGCACGAAGGAGGCGTTTGATAATGCTAAGTCTCTTCTCAGCGCCGATCTTTCCCAGAAGACAGACAACATCCTCGCCTATGGTGAAGCCACGGGGCACCACCATGTTCTCGAAGGGAATGTTATCGTAATGGAGGAAGTGTCTGATAAAGCCGTGAATGACAGGGGACAGATTGTTGAGGTCAAGGAGGATGCGCGGCTCGTCCACACTTCGGGCGATCACCCAGATCACGATACTCTCACCGTGCCATCCGGTAAGTATCTTCGCGTTGTTCAGAAACAGCGCGACCCGTTTGCGGGATGGATCCGGGTGAGAGATTAAATGACTTTGCGTCGAAGGAGAAAAGAAATGACAAGAACAAAATTAGATGAATATCTTAAATCCATTGAGAAGAAGAGATTGGGATGGTTATACTGGCTTCCGCGGTCAATGACACATAGAAGCAAATTAGGTTGGTTTTATTGGTTCACACGGCCCTGGATAAAGAGGGAAAAATGATACTATACCATAGTGGTATGCAGGCGTGGGCACGAATAAATGAGATTGTGAAGATATTGGAGTGCGAACAAATCTCATACATTTTTCACACAAGATATCTAGAGGTAGAGGAAGAAGTTTATAAAAAAGCTCTTTCCTGTACTGATATAACTGGCTACAAATATCAAGGATTGGAGAGAGCAAAATGACAAAAGTAGAATTAGATAAATACCTTGAATCCATTGGTGGTTTAGTTAATGGGGGGTGGAATGAGCCGAGACCTCCCATTTACTCCAGATTCTTTTCCACTGGCGATGGATGGAATCAACTCATTAAGGATCTTATTGAATCGTTGGTGGCTATGGGTTGGGATAGGAAAATAACTCAAGTGAAAGAGAAATTTGGGGGGTTGCGCTTCTATACATCTTCGGTAACTTCGGAAATGCGCGAAGTTATATTTCTCGCTGAACAAATGTCTTTTACCATATGCGAAAGATGTGGAGAACCTGGGAAGTTACGATGCGCACATGCTTGGGAGCTTACGCTATGTGATAAGTGTGATAAGGTGAGAGGGTGGCCGATACAGTAATTGTAGAGGGCACCATATCATAAAGGTGGTTGCTTTATGGTTGCCCTCTGTGCCTCATTGATGAACTCGTGAAGCACATACATAAAATTACCGCTTTCCTCATGCGTTCCAAGTGGAAATAAACCCCGGATGCGGGAGATCTTCCCGTCAATTATTGCTCTGGTTGTGGAGAACGCGTGCTAATTTTACATGTCCGAAACTAAATAACTGTTTACTAAACTAATAGAATGGTACTGTACCATGCGAGAGAAACAACGCCCCCAAATCAAGGGAGATACTTTCTTTGAGGATATTCATTTTAAAATTAAATTAATTGATCCCCTTATGGCTTGTTTGGAAAAGCATATGCCGGGTCTTTTTACAACGTCCAAACGTAATTCATTGTTTCGTTTTCGAGTAGATCTTATTGACGAGGCAATAGCTATTCATGCTCTTTTCAAATTGAGAAAAGATCGCTGGATCAGTAGGTATCTTATGAAAAAATATGCCGCATATCTTGCTCAAACAGAGGGGGAAATTAGAAACGGTGTTCAGGCTCCTAAGAGGCCAGGAGACAGCGTACGTATAATGAAACGACATGAAATGCTCGCGCGAGAAATTGTCGATATTGTCGGATCCTTTTGTCAGGAAGAGAATATTGCTTTGGCTTGTTCCGATTCGCATGGATGCAGTCAACCGGTATTTTTCCAAGAAAAATTAGGGAATACTTTATTTTGCTCATTTCCAAAATCCAGGGGATATTGTGTTCCCGAGAAAGGTATCTTCGGAGATATGGTACTTGGTTTTGATATTGAGGGTAATAAACAACGCCCCCCAGCGCGAATGTCGCGAAAGCGTATGGAGGAAATTTGTACTGCACACGAATGCACTCGTCATCGAAAACCAGGAATGCTACTATCTATGCGTGAAACAGTTAAACGAACATGTGAACGGCTATTGAGAGAAGATCCGGAACGATACAAACGAATCGCGGCGTATTGTCAAAATCTTAAGGATACTGGAAAGCATGTTATCTGGTGGGATGATTCGGTGCTCACAGCATTTTCCGCTACACGGGGCATATACTTGCTCGAGTATTTTGGAGTCCCCAGAAACCAAATTCACAATGTGTCATTAGTACATGAACAACTTTCTTCGCCATGTGCGAAGAGGAAGGCAAAAAAAATAAATGCACGCAATAAAAACATTGATGGAGCTAATGGGCTTCATGGGAAAAAGGGACCTGCTCCAGGGAGTGGATCTGCAAAAGGAATACTTGCTCATCAAAGAGAAGAAGAGTCGGTTATCAGCATCATTGCGAAGAGCGGTAGTATATAGAGTCGAACACGCGGGCGCCATAGGGGAGGCTTTTTGATTTTTTTTTATTTTTAAAAGGGTGATAATGAACAACAGATATACTTTAATAATTTTTGGTATTATAGGAATGATGATGGGCATAGTAATGGCCCTTGCACTAGGCGCAACTCCAGGTCTCGCGACGTACAT